AACACCCCCCCGTGCCAAAAATAACACCCCTGCAAAAATTTTTGGTATATTCGCCGCATCGCCTCTGGCTGCTTAAAATTTATGCAAACTCCCGATATCGATACCGATATTCCCTATGCGGACTACCCGCCGACGTTTGAAGACCTTCAGGCTCGGGTAAATGCTGCGTTTAACAGCCTCGCGGAGATTGCGGATGAAGTCGAAGTCACCGACGAAGATATTGCCACCGCCCATGCAGTTTTTACGGGCACCCAGCAGCCCACTGCAACCACACTCTCGTCCCCCGGCTCGGTTGTTCACATCAAGGCAATCTTGGACGAGTACGACAAAGTCGTTGTGCAGTCAGCCGCCCAACTGCGAACCTACGTCACAAACAAGCTGATCGTCGATTCGACGAATCCAGACCCCCGCATACGGCTCAAGTGCTACGAACTGCTCGGGAAGATTTCCGACGTTGGGCTGTTCACCGACAAGACAGAAGTGACCATGCGTCACAGGCCGACGGAGGAGCTTGAACAGCTACTGCGGGAGCGTCTGATGCGGACCCTTGAAGCGGATGAGGTGGGTACGCCGCCTGAGCAGCCCCTGCTAAATGACTGAAGCTGAAGAGGTCAAGCGGCTGCTTGCCAATATCAAGACCATGTCCCATGAGGAGATGGCGAATACGTTGGCGCTGCTGGATGAGTTGGAAGAGCGCAAGCGCACTAATCTGGCGCGGATAGACTTTCTGGCGTTTATTGCAGCCGTAGACCAGAACTACAAGTTTGGAGTTCACCTGAAGCGGCTCGGTGCATTGCTTATGCAGGTAGAGAGCGGGGTAAAAGACCGGATTGCCGTGTCTATGGCCCCCCGGTTTGGCAAGAGCCAGATGATTTCTATCTATTACCCTGCATGGTATTTAGGCAACCACCCCGACCATAAGATGATTGTGGCCTCCCATACGGTTGATCTTGCCGTGGATATGGCTCGTAAGGTGCGAAACCTGATGCAGACAGCCGAGTACAAGGCGATTTTCCCCGGAGTAGCCATTGCAGCCGACGCAAAAGCCGCAGGAAAGTGGAATACGACCAAGGGCGGCGAGGTTTACGCCACTGGTGTGGGTGGTGCATTGGCTGGACGGGGTGCGCATTTGATCGTTGTGGACGATCCGCTGTCGGAACAGGACATAAAAAGCGGGAATACGACCTCTCTCGACGGTGTTTATGAGTGGTTCCGTGCAGGTTTGCGGACTCGTCTGATGCCGGGAGGGAAAATCTGCATTTTGCACACGCGCTGGCACCAGCGAGACCTGATTGGGCGGCTGCTGAAGGACGGAAGTCTGAACGAAGACGGTGATCAGTACGAAATGTTCGAGTTTCCGGCCATTATTGAGCGTGCAAACCCCGCAGCGGACCCAAAAGACGCCAATTTTGACCCTGACGCCCCCGCAATTCTCCAAAAATCGTTGTGGCCGGAGCAGTGGAGCTTGGAGTCCCTGTTGCGAACCAAGGCGAGTATGCCTGCGTGGCAATGGAACGCCCAGTACCAGCAAAATCCCACGGCCCAAGAAGCTGCAATCATCAAACGGGACAATATAAAGTGGTGGCCGAAGGAAAACCCGCCATCCGTGGACTTTATTGTGCAGTCCTACGACACGGCGCTGACGACCAAGGAGCGGTCTGACTATTCGGTGTGCCAGACATGGGGTGTGTGGAAGAATGAGGACGGGGTTGACAACGTCATTTTGCTCAACCGGGTCAAGGGTAAGTGGGAATTTCCGGAGTTGAAGAAGATGGCCTTGCAGCAGTCGCAGGATTGGAACCCGGATAGCTGCATTGTGGAGGCGAAGGCCAGCGGCCAGCCACTGATTGACGAGATGCGCCGCTCGGGGTTGTTTGTGCAGGACTACAGCCCGGGGAAGGGGCAGGACAAGATTGCCCGTATGAACTCGGTGAGTGATATGTTTATGACGGGACAGGTATGGTTCCCAGAGACTGGGTGGGCGGCTGAGGTGGTCGAAGAGATACTGGCGTTCCCATCCGGGGAGCATGACGACGATGTTGACGCCATGACGCTGGCGCTGATCCGCATTCGTAAGGGCGGTCTGTTGCGGTTGAACACCGACCACGAGGATAATACAGGCCACCACCTGCCACGCAAGGCAGCATACTACTAGACAACACATGGGAACACAGAAGCATACGGGTGCGAATGAGTTGATTGACCGACTGGCTACTCAGGTTGGGAGCCGGGATTTGGCTATTGGTTTGCTGCGTAAGCGCGGGCAGATGGAGCAGGATTCGGAAACCCTTACTGAGGCTGGGCGGGCACGCAACGCCATGACAGCCAGTGAGCGGGCAAAAGATAGGGCTGCGAAACTCTCCGGCAGGCCCGCAAGCCAGTATAGCTACAACGTGAAAACTAACCGCGCGACGCTGAAGCGGCGCTAATGTCTAAAGGATTCCTATGGCAACGAACAGCATGTCCCCGTCTCTTTACGCGGCTCCTTTGGGGCTTGACTCCATCGTACCGGACAAGTTCGACACTGGCGAAGGGCCTGCTGCGCTTGAAATAGAGATCGAGAACCCGGATCAGGTGACGCTGTCTGACGGGAGTGTGGAGGTTACGCTGATCCCCGACGCGGAGGAAGGCGAGTCATTCGACTCGAACCTTGCGGAGTACATGGAGGAGAAAGACCTCGCCATGCTGTCCTCCGAGCTAATCGCACTCGTAGATGCGGACATCGCGTCGCGCAAAGACTGGGTAGATGCCTACGTCAAGGGCTTGGAAGTGCTGGGCATGAAGTACGACGAGCGTACGGAGCCTTGGTCAGGGGCCTGCGGGGTGTACAGCACCGTGCTGACGGAAGCGGCCATTCGCTTCCAAGCGGAGATGGCAACGGAGACGTTCCCTGCACAGGGGCCGGTCAAGACCCAGATTGTTGGTGCCATCGACAAGATGAAGGAAGATGCCGCTGCACGGGTGCAGGAGGACATGAACTACCAGATTCTGGAGAAGATGCCGGAGTACCGCCCCGAGCATGAGCGCATGTTGTTTAACCTTGGGCTGTCGGGTGCGGCGTTCAAGAAAGTGTACAAAGACCCGTCGCTGGATCGTCAGGTGTCCGTGTTCGTGCCCGCCGAGGAGATCATCATTCCTTACGGAGCTTCCGACGCCCGGGCAGCAGAGCGAGTTACGCATGTAATGCGCAAGACTCCCAACGAAGTACGCAAACTTCAGGTAGCTGGGTTTTACCGGGATGTCGATCTGGGCGACCCCGTGCAGATTTCCACGGATGTGGAGAAGAAGAAAGCCGAGGAGCAAGGGTATACCCTAACTGATGATGAGCGCTTCCAGCTTCTGGAGATCCACGTTGATTACGACTTGCCGGGGTATGAGGACGACGACGGCATTGCGCTTCCTTATGTAATCACCATCGAGCGCGGAACGAACGAGGTGCTGGCAATCCGGCGCAACTGGGACGAAGACGACAAGAACCGGATCAAGAACCAGTATTTCGTGCAGTACACGTACATCCCCGGCTTCGGGCCGTACGGATTGGGGCTGATTAACCTGATTGGTGGCTATGCCCGTGCGGGCACGAGCCTGATCCGTCAGTTGGTGGACGCGGGGTCGCTGGCTAACCTGCCCGGTGGGTTGAAGTCCAAGGGGCTGCGGATCAAGGGCGACGACACGCCTATCGCTCCGGGGGAGTTCAGGGACGTGGATGTGGCCTCTGGGACGGTGCGTGACAACATCATGCCCCTGCCGTACAAGGAGCCTAGCCAGACCCTCTTGGCGCTTCTGAACCAGATCACCGACGAAGCCCGCAGGCTGGGTGCCATCTCGGACATGAAGATTAGCGACATGAGCGCTAACGCGCCTGTCGGCACCACGCTGGCGCTCCTTGAGCGCACACTGAAGACCATGAGTGCCGTGCAGGCTCGGGTCCACGCCTCGATGAAGCAGGAGTTCAAACTTCTGGCGGCAATCATTCGGGATAGCGCCCCTACGGAGTACGAGTTCGACCCGGCTACGGGCGACCGCAAGGCCAAGCGGGAAGACTACTCGCTGGTGGAGGTTATCCCCGTCAGCGACCCCAACAGTTCCACGATGGCGCAGCGGATCATGCAGTACCAAGCTGCCATCCAGTTGGCCCAAGGCGCACCGCAGATTTACGACTTGCCGCAGTTGCACCGCCAGATGCTGGAGGTCTTGGGGATCAAGAACGCCGCAAAGCTCGTGCCGATTGAAGACGATATGACCCCGCGCGACCCGGTGTCTGAGAACATGGCACTGCTTACCGGCAAACCCGTCAAGGCGTTTATCTACCAAGATCACGACGCCCACATTGCCGTACACACCGCCCTGATGCAAGACCCGCTCCTGATGGCGCAGATTGGGCAGTCCCCACAGGCGCAGAAGATGCAAGCGGAGATCATGGCGCACGTCTCTGAGCATCTGGCGTTCGCCTACCGCAAGAAGGTCGAAGAGCAACTTGGCGTGCCACTGCCGCCCCCGGATGAGGAAATGCCCCCGGCAGTCGAGACCGCGCTGGCGAAAATCGTCGCGCAGGCCGCTCAACAGGTTCTGGCGCAGAGCAAAGGACAGGTTCAGCAACAGCAGGCCCAGCAGGCCGCACAAGACCCGTTGGTGCAGATTCAGCAGGCGGAGTTGCAGATCAAGTCTCAGGAAGCCGCTACCAAAGCTAAAAAGGTCGCGGGCGACCTCGCAGTCAAGCAGGCAGAACTGGCCCTGAAGCAGCAGGAGTTGGCGTCCAAGATTGGCGAAACGCCGGAAATGTTGCAACAACGCCACATGTTGGAGATGTCCCAGCAGCATGCTCAGATGCAGATGATGCAGGAGAAACACGCCCAAGAGCTACAAATGGCCCAGCAGCAACACCAGCAGGGCATGGCCCACGGCGGGCAGGTTCATGGTCAGAAGCTGATGCAGGCCCACCACGCCCACCAGCAGAAGCTATCCCACGCGGAAATGATGGCACAGCGGGCGGCGCAAGCGGCTGCACAGAAGCCGGAGGCTAAAGAATGACTGAGCTAGACGCGCTGGAAAAGATGATGAACCTCAATGAGGTTGACATGACAGACGCCCTGAAAAACGGGCGGTGTAAGGACTTTGGTGAGTACCAGAGGATTTGCGGGGTGTTACACGGTCTTAACCTCGTAAAGATGCACATACAAGACCTGCGACGACGATTGGAAGCAAATGAAGATGAATGAGTTTGACGTGAATGCCGTAGACCTTTCGGGGGTACTTGGCAAAACTTCAGAGGAAAAAGCCAGCCAGATTCCGGAGCCTCAGACGTACCACTTGCTGTGTATGCTGCCTGAAGCTAAAGAGGAATACGAAGGTGGGCTGCTCAAGGCTGGGCAGACGATGATGTACGAGGAGCTTCTCTCCCCCGTGCTGTTCGTCATGAAGATGGGGCCGGATGCGTTCAAGGACGAGAAGCGATTCCCGTCGGGGCCGTCCTGCAAGGTGGGGGACTTTGTAATCGTTCGTCCAAACTCCGGTACGCGCATGAAGATTCATGGCCGTGAATTCAGGATCATCAATGATGACTCTGTTGAAGCAACCATCCAAGACCCTCGCGGTGTCCAGCGTGTTTAAGGAGTAGTCATGGCTGAAATCGAAAAGACCGAGTTTGTATTCCCTGACGAGGCGGAGAAAAAGAATCCGCGCGAGGGCGGTAAGGTAGTTACACCCGCCGCCGACACTGAAATCGAGATTGTGGACGATACCCCTGAGAAGGATCGTGGCCGCAAACCAATGGCGGAACCCCCGTCGGACCCCACGGAAGAAGAGCTTGAGGCGTACTCTGAGAGCGCCAAGAAGCGAATCAAGCACTTTACCAAGGGCTACCACGAAGAACGCCGCGCCAAAGAAGCCGCACTCCGAGAGAAGGAAGAGGCTGTTCGTGCTGCGCAGGCTATCGCCGAAGAGAACCGCAAGCTCAAAGGCTCCCTGAATGAGGGGCAAAAAGCGCTGTTGGAGCAGGCCAAGAAGGTAGTTCAGCAGGAGCTTGAGGAGGTTAAGCGCGAATATAAGAATGCATACGAGGCAGGGGATGCAGACGCGCTGGTTGCGGCTCAGGAGAAAATGACCGCAGTTAAGATAAAAGCAGACCGTGTAAGTAATTTCCGGCCCGCCCCTGTACAAGAATCTAAACCTGTGGTACAAACACCACAGCCCGCAGCAGTAGACGAAAAAGCTGCTGCTTGGCAGAGGGAAAATGACTGGTTTGGTTCTGACGACGAGATGACCAGCTTCGCTCTTGGCTTGCACAGCAAGCTAGTAAAAGAGGGGGTTGACCCACGGTCTGACGAATACTACGAACGGGTTAATTCTCGCGTGCGGCAAGTGTTTCCAGAGAAGTTCGACTCTGAGGAAACCGCTGATGCTCCTTCTCAGCGCACTAATAAACGGAACGTGGTTGCACCCGCCACAAGGAGTACTGCGCCCAAGAAAGTCGTACTTACCCAAACGCAGGTGAATATCGCCAAACGGCTTGGAGTTCCTCTGGAACTGTATGCTCGTAAGGTTGCGGAAGAAATGAGGAAGTGAACATGAACGGACCTAAATTGACTCGTGAGAACGAAACCCGCGCGAAGCTGGAGCGCCCTGCAAAGTGGATGCCCCCGCAACTGCTGCCCGACCCGCATCCGGAGCCGGGATATGCATTCCGTTGGATTCGTATCAGCGCACGCGGCGAACCTGATCCCATGAACATCTCCTCGAAAATGCGTGAGGGTTGGGAGCCTGTAAAGGCGTCGGAACACCCCGAGATTCAACTGATGGGCGCAGGTAAAACCTACCCCGACAGCATCGAGATTGGTGGTCTGCTCCTTTGCAAAACACCCACTGAGTTCACTGAGCAACGCGATGCCTACTACCGGCAGCAAGCGGACGGTCAGATGAATTCTGTTGACAACAACTTCATGCGTGAAAACGATCCTCGTATGCCGCTCTTCCGTGAGCGTCAGTCCAAGGTTTCGTTTGGGCGCGGTTCTTAACTTAGGAGCTTTTTATGGCAGCAACTGCTACTCCTTACGGCTTCAAACCCGTAAACCTAGTGGGCGGTCAGCAATACGCTGGCTCTACCCGCTCTCTTCTCATCGACCCGGCAGGGTACGCTTCCAACATCTATAACGGATCGTTGGTCTACGTTCACTCCACCGGATATCTGCAACTGGTTACCGCAACCGGCGCGGACGCTACCACTAACGCATTCCCGGCAGGCACCGCCCTGACTGGTGCGGTTGGCGTGTTCGTTGGCTGCTCGTACATCAACGCGCAAGGGCAGCAGATTTACGCCCAGTACTACCCCGCTAGTACCACGGGTGTTGTCACTGCGTACGTCGTTGATGATCCGGATGTCATCCTGCAAGTTCAGGCTGACGGCTCTGTGGCGCAGGCGAAACTTGGCGAAAACGTCTACATGACCTCTGGCGCTATTACTACCGGCTCGACTCAGAACGGTAACTCCACCGCCTCGGTAAACGCTACGTCGATTACCACGACCGCTCCCTTCCGTATTGTTGGTTTTGCGTCTACCCCCGGTGATGCCAAGACTGATTTGCTGGTGAAGTGGAACATCGGCTGGCATTCGTATAACAACGCCGTTGGCTTCTAAGGAGTAAATCATGGCAATTTCACGCGCACAGCTACTTAAAGAACTCCTCCCCGGCCTCAACGCGCTGTTTGGTATGGAGTATGCCCGCTACGGCGAAGAGCATAAGGAAATCTACGAAACCGAAACTTCTGAGCGTTCGTTCGAAGAAGAGACCAAGCTCTCTGGCTTCTCCGCAGCGCCTGTGAAGAACGAAGGTCAGGCGATTACTTATGACAACGCCCAAGAGGCATGGACCGCTCGGTACGTCCACGAGACTATCGCTATGGGCTTCTCTATCACCGAAGAGGCGATGGAAGACAACCTGTACGACAGCCTGTCGGCACGCTACACGAAGTCTCTGGCTCGGGCTATGGCATATACCAAGCAGATCAAGGCTGCGGCCATCCTGAACACGGGCTTTACCGGCGCAGGCAACCCCACCTACGGCGACGGCAAGGTTCTGTTTGCTACTGACCACCCGCTGGTCAGCGGCGGCACCAACAGCAACCGTCCTACCACTGGCGCTGACCTGAACGAGACTTCTCTGGAAGCCGCCGTTATTCAGATCGCTGCGTGGACGGATGAGCGCGGCCTGCTGATCGCAGCCAAGCCCCGTAAGCTGATTGTTCCTCCGGCTCTCCAGTTCGTCGCAACCCGACTGCTGGAAACGTCGCTGCGTGTCGGCACGACCGATAACGACATCAACGCGCTGAAGAACAACGGTTCGATCCCCGAAGGCTACACCGTCAACCACTTCTTGACCGATACGAACGCTTGGTTCCTGACCACGGATGTTCCGAACGGCCTGAAGCACTTCGTGCGTACGCCTCTGTCCACTTCGATGGACGGGGATTTTGATACTGGCAACCAGCGTTACAAGGCCCGTGAGCGTTACAGCTTCGGCGTCTCGGACCCGCTGGGTGCCTACGGCTCCCCCGGTTCGTCCTGATTTATCAGGGTTAGCACCTAGAAAAGGCTCCTTCGGGGGCCTTTTTCTTTTTGCCTGTGTCGTAACTCTTGTTTACCGTGTCGAACCACACTACCTGTAACTAAGTCCAATACGCTGTTGCCCGTAGGGTGAAAACCTGCTATATTGACCCCATTCCGGAAATCCGGCGTAGCAAACTGTTCCGGCAGACGACATACCGATTGCTACGCCTAACTTGTATGTAAGGAAAAAATCATGAGCTTTGCCTCCTTTTCCGGCCCCCTGCGCGTAGGTACGGTGCTGAACAACCCCGGTCGCAATGCTGGCCTTGTGGTTCTCTCTCAATCGTACGACTCTGGCAATCTGGCGGGCACCACGACGGGTAACTACGACGTAGCCGCAATGATTCTGCCCGCTGGGGCGCAGATCATCAACATCGTAATTGACCAAGTTGTCGCAGCCACGGTGGGAACGACCACCGTCTCTGTCGGAACCACGTCTGGCGGCGCTGAACTGTCCGCCGCTGTTGCTACCTCGCTTGGCGGGCGTTTTACGGGCACCACGACCGCTGCAACGCAGTTGGCATGGCAGACTTCCACTTCGGCGGATACTACCGTCTACATTCGTAACGTAGTGGGCACTGGCACTCTGGGTGCTGGCCGCTTTATTGTCACGGTCAACTACGCGCAGAAGGCCGTGAGCGGCACGACGGCGATTGCTAACCCGGTCTCTGCTTAATTGATGGGGGCTTCGGCCCCCTGTTTACAGGAGATTGAGCATGATGCAAACCGACGTTAAATCCGGCGCTGCGGCTGCTGGAGCTACGACCACAATTTTTGCCGGACCCACCCGAATCAAGGGCGTGACGATCAGCTATCCTTCGGGCGGCACGGTTGTTCTGAACGACGGTACGGGCGGCACCGCCGTGTTCTCATTCACAGCCCCTGCTGCGATTGGTGCGCTAAATATCCTGTTCCCCGGCGAGGGCATCAAGTGCAACACTAACGTATCTGCGGTGTGCGCTGCAAGTACGACGGCTATTGTCTTTTATGGGTGAGACGGAGTAATCATGGCTTTTCAACCGCCCCGGATACCCCTGCGCCCCGCCGAACCGTCGCGGGGAACACGAACCTCCGTACTTTCGCGTGGGGTACAACCTCCGCGTAGTACGCCTATGCCCCAGCAAGGCTCCGGGTCACCGACAAAGGGCCTCCCACCGCAACTAAGCCCCACACCCCTGCAAGGCTCCGGATTGCCATCACCCGGCCTCACGGCGCAGCCAAGCCCCATGCCCCAGCAAGGCTCCGGGTCGCCGACAAAGGGCCTCCCGCCGCAGCCGCAGATGTCTGAATACGAGGCCGCAAAGCTGCAACGTAACCCCGGCGTGACGTTAGATCAGTTGCGGACCCCGACTCCCGTATCCCCGGAGGCTAAAGTAGCTGAGGCCGCTGCGGCGGCGCGTAACTACATGCCTAAGCCTTCGTCTTTCGTGTCTCCGGAGGATAAAGTAGCTGGGGCTACCGCAGCGGCAGGTAACTACATGCAGCCCCTTGGAGGGGGCATGAAAAAAGGTGGTAGCGTCAAGGGGTACAAGGCCGGTGGCCGCGTAACCGGCTACAGGGGCTACGGCATAGCCAAAAAGGTATGACATGGCTAAATCCCCGGCATGGCAGCGTAAGGAAGGCAAATCCGAGTCCGGCGGCTTGAACGCCAAGGGGCGGGCGTCCTACAACAAAGCTAACCCCGGTAAGCCGGGGTTGAAGGCACCGCAGCCTGAAGGCGGGCCGAGGCGGGACTCATTCTGTGCCCGGATGTCGGGCATGAAGAAGAAGCTAACCAGCGCCAAGACGGCGAACGATCCGAACAGCCGCATAAACAAAAGTCTGCGTGCGTGGAAGTGCTGACATGAAAGAGAATCTTTCGCACCTTGGTGATAACGCAAAGCACATCATCGATGTCTTGTCGATTGCCACAGTTATAGGAACTCTGGCAGAGATGTTACCTTCCATAGCCGCGCTCTTCACCATCATCTGGACCGGAATCCGTATCTGGGAAACCGACACCGTACAGCGTTTGTTTGGGAGAAAGTAATGCCCTCCTCTTCCAAAGCGCAACACAACTTCATGGCGGCTATTGCACACTCACCGTCATTTGCCAAGAAAGCTGGCGTTCCTATGAGTGTGGGTAAAGACTTCACAGCGGCTGATAAGGGCCGCAAATTTGCAAAAGGCGGTGATGCTATGGCTACCAAGGGTATGAACCTGTTCAAGGGTAAGGAGACTTACGGCGAAGAGCTTAAGGAAGCCAAGGCCATCAAGTCCGGCAAGATTACTCCGCAGCAGTACGCGCGGGGTGAGAAGATGGAAGAGGCCAAGAAGATGGCTAAAGGTGGTGGTGTAGAGTCCAAGGGTAAAACCAAGGGCAAGATGATCGCTATGAAGAAAGGTGGGAAGTGCTAATGGGACGCCCTACAGACCAAGAGATTAAAGATATCATCAACGCGCCTAAGCTTGAGAAGGCGTATCAAAAATCTTTGACCTCCACCGAAGAAGCCCCTATGGATACCCCATCCCCCCTGCGGGACAAGATTCGCGGGCAGCGCGGCTACGCCAAAGGCGGCTCTATTGATGGGTGCGCTCAACGCGGTAAGACTCGCGGCAGGATTTGCTGAAAGGCAATGTATGGGACGCCTTAATAAGCCTGAAATTCCCGGGTATCGGTATCGGTCTCCGGGGCAGACAAATGCAAACGACCTCACGCCAAATTTGTATGAGGACGTAGTCGCGTCTCAGAGAGCCGATGCCGACCGCATTAAACGCGGCCTAGATACCGCCGATACCCGCCCCCAGAACCGTACGCGGTCCCAAGAGGCTGGGGGTAGAGCTATTCTTCGTTCGGTAGGCAGAGCAGGGTTAGCTAACGCAGCGCTGCAAGGCGGCTATGATCTGGGTAGGGATATTGACGAGCGTACCGGGCTTGGAAAAAGTTTAGTTAATAAGTCTAGCGTTCTTAAGTCAATTGCAGACAAACTAGGTAGTAGCAGCCGCGTAGAGTTGTCAGAAGACGCTAAAGACCGAATTGCCCACGAGGAAAATTCTAAAGCGCTGCGTGACATAGACGCAGAACGTACCGGTATGAAAAAAGGCGGTTCTGTAAAAGGCTGGGGAATGGCACGCGGAGCGCGGTCAGCGAAAATCGTATGAGACCGTCCCGTGGGATGGGGGCTATCGCCCCCTCCAAAATGCCGAGGGGCACGCGCAAGGCGAGGCGTGACAATACGGACTTCACGCAGTATGCGGAAGGCGGGGAGGTTGGGCTGTATGCAAACATCAACGCAAAGCGTAGGCGAATCGCTCAGGGCTCTGGCGAAAAAATGCGCTCTGTGGGGCAAAAGGGTGCGCCTACAGCTAGTGCTTTCAGGCAATCTGCGAAGACGGCTAAAGGGTAAGTAATGGCAACCTCTGGAACGTCTACCTTCAACCTAGACCTCAGTGAGATAGTTGAGGAAGCGTTTGAGCGCTGCGGCTCGGAGCTACGCTCGGGTTACGACCTTCGCACGGCTAGGCGGTCCATGAACCTGCTGTTTGCAGACTGGGCGAATCGCGGGATTAACATGTGGACTATCGAGCAAGGCTCGATCCCACTGGTGCAGGGGACTGCAACATACTCGCTGCCGGACGCCACCGTTGACCTGATTGAGCATGTCATCCGCACTGGAGCGGGGAGCGTATCGACGCAAGCAGACCTGACCATTACCCGGATTAGTGTATCTACGTACTCCAGCATCCCGAACAAGCTGACGCAAGCTAGGCCAATCCAGATCCTGATTAACCGTTTGGAGGCCCCGAGCGTGACCGTTTGGCCCGTGCTAGATGGGTCGCAGGCGTACACTTTGGTGTACTGGAGGCTGCGCAGGATTCAGGATGCAGGCAACGGCGTGAACACGATGGATGTGCCGTTTCGCATGATTCCAGCAATGGTGGCGGGCTTGGCGTACTACCTGTCCATGAAACTCCCCGGTGCGCTAGACCGGATGCAGATGCTCAAAGCCCAGTATGACGAGGCATGGAACCAAGCATCTGACGAAGACCGCGACAAGGCTGCGGTGCGGTTTGTACCCCGACAGATGTTTATAGGGGGGTGATATGAGTGACTCCGACGAAAACATCGTCATGCGAACGCATAAGTACCTCAAGAATAACCACCCCCTTGCGTACGAGGCGGCACAGATTTTTCCGCCGGTTGGCATGACCGCAGCCGCCCTAGAAGGCGCGGACGCAATAAAAGCCGGGGACTACAACGAACTTGCAAAAGCGGCCCTGTCCGCAATCCCTGTTACTAGGGCGTATCGTGTTGGTGACAGAGTGGCCCGGGCGGCAAGAGATGTCGTTGGCTCTGGAACTGCTTTGCAGAAAGCCAAAAAAGTAGTCGGCAAAGCGGGTGCTGGAGAGAACGTAGCGGAAGCTGGCGAAGCAGGATACAAACAAGGTGAACTGGCAAAAGGTGAGCAGGACTATAAGCGCGGTGGTTCTGTGCGCGGCTGGGGCATGGCTCGTGGCGCGAAGAAAGCTAAGTACCGATGAGTAATCGGTTTACCCTTGGCAATAAGGCTATCGCGGAGTGCGATAGGTGCGGCATTCGAGTCAAGCTGAAAGACCTGAAGAAGCTCATCATCAAGACGAAGCAGACATCCATAAAGGTTTGCAATGAGTGTTGGGAAGAAGATCATCCGCAGTTGCAACTTGGTATGTACCCGGTTGCTGATCCACAGGCTGTTCGTGAGCCACGTCCTGATTTTGCTGGGTACGTTCAGAACCGGGACATTCAGTGGGGCTGGAATCCTGTAGGTGGGTCGAAGTTCTTTGATTCCGTGCTAACGCCAAATACCTTGGTGTCAGTCGGTTATGTTGGTATAGTTACGGTGCAAACCTCTTAGGAGACGATATGGCTACTCAAGGTGCAAAGACCGCTCCCATCCAAAAGGGTGGCAAGGGTGGATTCGGCGGCAAAACCAACGAAGACATGAAGAAACTTGGCCGCAATCTGGCTAAGGTCGCTGCTCAAAAAAGGGGCAAGTAATGGCTACGTTTAGCAAAAAGATGATGGGCAAGGAAGTCGGCAACGCTGCCGTCTACGCCAAGCCGCACACTATGAGTGGTGGAAAAGTCAGCCTGAAGAACGCTGGGTACGACGGCGGGGATCGCGGCACGCTCGACGACCTAGCAGTATCTGTGGGCGGCGTCCGCAGCCAGCCGTACAAGGAGCCAAAGACCAACGGCATTAAAATCCGGGGTACGGGCGCGGCTACCAAAGGTGTAATGGCTAGAGGACCGATGGCGTGAACTACGCTGACTTGTGTGCCAATATCGCTGATATCTGTGAAAACCAATTCACAGCGGACGAGTACAAGCTGTTTACGCAGCAGACCGAGCAGCGCATATACAACACAGTTCAGCTTCCTTCGCTTCGCAAGAACGTCACGGGGACTTTGACGGCCAATAACAAGTACCTGTCTGCCCCGTTGGACTTCTTGTCCGCCTTCTCTCTTGCCATCATCGACCCGGTTACGCAGGACTACACGTATCTCCTGAACAAGGATGTGAACTTCATCCGCGAAGCCTATCCGTCAGCAGCGGATACTGGAGCGCCCCGGTACTACGCCATCTTTGGCCCCCGTTCTGACCTAGCTAAAGAGTTGAGCTTTATCGTTGGCCCGACTCCAGACGTTGCGTACGCGGCGGAACTGCACTACTACTTCTACCCGGAGAGCATTGTCACTGCCAGCGAGACGTGGCTCGGCGACAACTTTGACTCGGCGCTACTGAACGGTGCGCTGGTTGAGGCTATTCGCTTCATGAAGGGCGAACAGGATATGGTCAAGCTGTACCAAGATATGTACGCGCAGTCCATTGCTCTGCTCAAGAACCTTGGCGACGGCAAGCTGCGGCAAGATGCATACCGGGACGGGCAGCTTCGGATTGAGGTGAACTGATGGCAATCACCCAAGGCCAGACTGACAGCTTCAAGGCGGAGCTTCCGCAGGCGGTGCATGACCTCCTGACGGACGTAATCAAGATCGCCCTGTACACAAGTAGCGCTTCGCTGGATCAGACGACGACCGCCTACACGAGCGCAGACGAAGTTGTAGCGTCGGGGTACACCGCTGGCGGGGTGCAGCTTACGGGCGTGACGATAAACACCGCAGTTACCCCGTCGGCGCGGACTACGTATATAGACTTTAACGACGCATCTTGGACAGCGGCACTTACCGCCCGGGGCGCGTTGATTTACAATTCCAGCAAGGGCGGCAAGTCAATCGCGGTGCTGGACTTTGGGGCTGACAAAACGTCAACCACCACCTTTTTGGTCACTATGCCTGCCAACGCCGCAGACAGCGCGGTGATCCGAATGGTCACTTAGGAGCTATAAATGGCAGTATATAACAAGTACACGTCGGCGATTGAGCCGCTGTTGGAAGGCATTAACGCGGGTTCGGATGCGTGGAAAGTAGCCCTTGCCGCCACGGTCAACGCTGCGGATACCACGTTTACCCCCGGTACGACTGATCTTGCGACGGGCGGTGGGTATACCGCAGGGGGGAATGCTGCTACGGTAACGTCCGCAACTGTGTCCACAGGTATATATACCCTGATACTCAGCAGCCCCGCTGTGTGGACTGCTACGGGTGCGGGCTTCACCTTCCGGTACGCCATCCTCTGGGACTCCACGACCAGCACCCCTGTCGGGTACTGGGACTACGGCTCTTCGCAGGCGGTTGCCGCTGGCGAAACCGTTACGGTGACTCTCAACGGCACTACCGGCGTCTTCCAAGCAACCTGATAAATGGCTGATAACGTCACTCTCCCAGGAACAGGCTCGGTTGTCGGCACCGACGATGTTGGTGGCGTACAGTACCAGCAGGTCAAGCTGGTCGATGGCACGCTTGATTCCTCCACGCCTATCGGCACCAACAGCAACCCGCTGAAGGCCACCGGCCCCGACTGCGTTTCCCTGCTATCGACAACGATTACGGTAGAGGGCGCGTCGGCGTCGATGGACACTTCTGGATACGGCGCGGTGGTGGCGCAGATCAGCGGTGTGTGGCAGGGCAATTGCACGTTCGAGGCCAGTAACGACGGGACTGTCTGGGACACGGTTCTGGTGTTCAGTCGCGACAATTTGTCCTTGCAAGACATCATCACCAGCGGCGGGCTTTTCACCGTGCGCCCGAGCGGTCGGTACTTGCGCATCAATGTGCAAGAGATAAACGGATCGATGGTCATCAACGCGCTGGGCCGCGCTGCAGAGGGTATTGCTGCTGCAGACATTTTGTCGCTGGCGATGGATCGGCAGAACAATACGCCGCTGAATGTCTCGCTGCTGGGCACAAAACAAGACGCTCAGGGTGCGTTGATTCCTAGCGATGCGGCGGGGCCGTTTTATGCGACAGCAGTTGGGGCTATAAATTCAACCGTCATTGACACGCAAGGCTATCCATCTTTGACAGTTTCTGCGGTTGTTGGCGCTGGCACCGTTCAAGTTTATTTCTCTGATGATCAAAGATCATGGACAAATATTGTTCCAGCCGTTTACGGACAGGCAACCGGAGTAAATATGCCCAACGGAGGCACAGTTAGTGTTTCCGCAACAACTCCTTTAGTTGGTCAATGGCCGTGCGTTGGGCGTTACGCGCAAATACGATTCGGTTCTGTAACAACCGCACCCTGCACTGTTGTGGCCTATCTTCGCGTACATCCTACGCCACAGCAGATCGGCTTTAACGTAGCCGGGGGTGTTACCAATGTTTCATTGAGTGCCAGCACAACCTTGCTAGGTGATTTTGGACTTCAATATCGCGCATCTGCCACGGGCGCCGCCACGATCAGCAAATTTACCGCAGCAGCAACAACAAATGCTGCAAGCATTAAAGCATCTGCGGGTCGCGTGATTGGCTGGCACCTGTACAACACGACCGCCAGCGCCAAGTATTTTCGATTTTTCAACAAAGCATCGGCCCCAACGATGGGGACAGACTCGCCTGCCTTTGTGGTGGTAATTCCGGCCAACTCACAAGCGTTCAGTCAATACGCCGGTGGGCTTGCATTCGCCACTGGCATTGCCATCGCGTGTACGGGCGCGGTGGCCGACTTGGACACAACCGTCACTGCTGCGAACGATGTTCTCGGCGCATTTTTCTACGCATAACGAAAGGAGAGCAATATGCTTTCGCAAGGACAAGTAGGACCAATCACATCTACTGCAGACGGTGTACAGGTTGCTTTGCGGCAAGGCAAGCTGGGCGACCAGATCGTCAGCGAACTGCACGGCCGTTACTACGAAACGTGCTATCGCCGCAATCAGTTTTTTGCGGCAAACCCCACGGGCGTTACAACCGTTGCGTTCACCTCTGGTACGACCACGGCTCTGCTTGGAGTATGTGTGTCGAACCCGGTTGGATCGTCAATCAACTGCGTTCTTAACAAGTTTGGGTACTCATTTCCCGTGATAAACACTACGGTGAATGAGGTGCTGCTGGCCGTTGGTTATAACGCCGCAACAAACGTCACGCATACGACCGCTTTGACGACCCGCAATGGGTTTATTGGAGTTGGGGCCGCATCAGTTGCCTTTGCGGATGCGTCGTGGACATGCCCAACAGCCCCGAATACTTTGATGCTGCTTACGTCCATGCCATCAGCAACCACATTGCCTGCTGATACATACGGCGACTTTGAAGGCTCAATTATTTTGCCGCCCGGTGCATATGCCATGATTATCACAAGCGCGGCATCGGCGGTATCTGGTTTCAAGGCCAGCCTCGGCTGGGAGGAAGTCCCGGTATGAGTCTGAACTACGACGGGTCTCAGGTCGGCGTACCCTATGTCCGCGCGCCGCGCATCACCATCAACTACGCAGCAGACCGACGCACCACCGCGACCATTGAGCAGGCGCTTGCCGTCAAGCTGGCAGACGGAACGGTGCGAAACATTGAGCCTCTGCCGCCCATTACATGCGAGCTGGACTTCGCTGCAGACGGCGACACGCCCGTGCCAATGATCTCGCCCGACAACGCCGCCCCGCTGGGGACGGACACCACGCTCAACCAAGCGTTTTTGGCAGTGCTTGCCATCGTCCACGACCGGCAAATAAAGGCCGAGCAGGCTTAAAGTTAAAGGAGCGGCAGTATGTCGCTGCTGCTTTTATTTAACCAACCAGCAGGCGGGGCGTATGTCCTCGCAGGCGATACTGGTAACTATTCGGTAACGGGCCAAGCGGCCACGCTGCTCCGCAGCACGCTGGTTACCTCTGACAGCGGCGCGTACTCCGTTACTGGGCAACCGGCGACGATTACTAAGTCGCGTATCCTTACCGCTGATAGTGGGTCATACCTCCTTAGCGGGCAAGCGGCTACGCTGCTGCGTTCCAGAGTCCTGATTGCGGAAACTGGCTGGGCCACCGGGGCTTGGGGCCAGAACGTATGGAACGTAGGTGTTTGGGGCGGGCTACCAAGTACTGGCTACAACCTAACAGGGCAAGCGGCTACTCTTAGCAAGGGGAAGTCCTTAGTAGCAGACAGTGGCTCGTACGCAGTTAATGGGCAACCGGCGACGATTACCAAGTCGCGTATTCTTGTCGCCGCCAGCGGCTCGTACTCGGTCAATGGTCAGGCAGCTACCCTTAGCAAAGGAAAGACCCTTGTAGCCGCCAGCGGCTCGTATTTGGTCAGCGGGCAGGCAGCTACGCTGCTGCGTAGCAAGCTACTTACTGCCGCCAGCGGCTCGTATTTGGTCAGCGGGCAGGCGGCTACGCTGCTGCGTAGCAAGCTACTTACTGCCGCCAGCGGCTCGTATTTGGTCAGCGGGCAAGCAGCCGCTCTTAACAAAGGGAAGACCCTTGTAGCTGCCAGCGGCTCGTATTCAGTCAATGGTCAGGCAGCTACCCTTATTAAAGGCAGGGCGATATCCGCCGCCAGCGGCTCGTACTCGGTCAATGGTCAGGCGGCTACCCTTAGCAAGGGGAAAATACTAGCTGCTGAGAGTGGTTTGTATGTTGTTGTCGGGCAGTCGGCAACGATTCGACCGCGTGTCTGGGAGCCGATTGACGACACCGAAACCGCTAACTGGGTGGATATAAACAACACGCAGGCACTGGGTTGGGTGGATATAAGCACTCCCCAAACCCCCGGGTGGACGCCTATAATTGGGGAACCGGCTCCGTCATGGAGCGACATCGACGACACTGAGACTGCCGACTGGCAGGAAATCCAGACCGTTTAGGAGCAAGTATGCCGTATACATCTCTACTGGGGCTTTCCCTTCCGACTACAGGCAGTCTGTCTGGTACATGGGGCGATGAGGTCAACAACGCTATTACGTCGCTGCTAGACTCGGCAGTTGCCGGAACCACCACGCTATCGACTGATGCAGATGTAACGCTGACCTCCACTGACGGGTCTGCAAACCAAGCACGCTCGGCAGTTATCCTGTGGACAGCAGGCGGCTCGGTAACCCGCAACGTCACGGCACCGGCCCGAAGCAAAGCCTACGTTGTCATCAACGCCACCTCCGGGTCGCAGTCCATCGTTATTCGGGGGTCGGGGCCGACAACCGGGGTCACGGTTGTGGCGGCGGAAAAAGCAATTGTTGCGTGGAACGGGTCGGACTTTGTAAAGATTAGCAGTAGCGCAGTATCTGGTAGCGCACTAAGCGCAGTCACCGCAGCTACCACCTCGGCTACGATTGCCAATGGCAACAACCCGATTGCGTGGAACTGGACTCAGACCACCGCGTCTCAAACCGGCTTTGCAATTGGCGAGACGACGGCGAGTACCGGCGGCGCGGGCAGTCAGGTGCTGCACAAAATTGGAACGCTGGCGGCATCGACTGCCGACCCGTTGCAGGTTCAAACGCGAGGTGTAGACACGATTCGCATTTCACGAACCGGCACGGTAACAATTACGGGCCTTAATGGGGCTACTGGTGGAGGCGCGGCAGGAAGTGACGTAACAATTACTGCTGGGCAAGGCGCGGCTACATCGAATGGCGGCACCGCCTATATTACCGGCGGGGCCGGGGGGGCTACTTCAGGCTCTGGGGGGGCTGCAGGTGTTTATGGTGGGAACGCAACAGCAGGGACATTTAGTGGTGGGTCTGCGAGTGTAGTAGCGGGGGCTGGTTCAGGCGGGTCTTCGGGCGGTAATGTGGATATTACTGGGGGTATAGGCGGTGCCACGGGCCAAGGGGGACTAGTAAATATTACGTCCGGTGCCGCTGGAAATAGTGGCGCTGGTGGGCCTAGTGGGGCTATAACCATAACCAGTAACGCGCTAGGTACAGCCTCTGGAAATGTAAATGTTTCTGTAGCTACGCCGTCTAGTGCAACTGGACTTGCCGGAATTTTGACGCTGCAAGGTGGCTCATCAAAGACCACCCAAAGTGGCAATTCAGGCGGCGTAGTCATTAATGGCGGAAACGCTGGTGCAGTTGCCTCCATTGCAGGCGGTCCTGTGGTAATTGCTGCTGGGGCAGGCTCGACAACGACTACTGGTGGTGTGGGGGGCGCGTTGACTCTCACTGCTGGTACAGGTGGCCTTGCTGTTGCCGGAGGCGCTGTATCTATTACTGGGGGCACAGGCGGAGCATCTGGCGGCTCTGGTGCCCAAGGCGGAGCAGTATCCTTAACCGGAGGTACAGGAGGTGGGTCTTCTGGTCCGGGTGGGGATGTAACAATTGCTGGCGGCTCTGGTGGCGCTACAGCTTCCCAAGGTGGTACCGTAACAATTTCTGGCGCTAATGGGAAAGGTGCAAACCTTTCTGGCTACGTGACAATTAACGCGGGAAGTTCAACTGGAACTGGTTTAGCCGGAATATTAGCATTAAATGGCGGGACATCAAGAGCCGCCCAATCTGGTAATTCCGGTGGCATCGTCTTAACCGGCGGCGCTGCCGGTCCGATTGCTTCCGTTGCCGGTGGTCCTATTGTTCTCACCGCTGGCACAGGCTCCACAACCACAACGGGTGGCGTAGGTGGAGCCGTAACCATCACTGCGGGTGCTGGGGGTCTTGCAGCTACGGGGGGCGCAGCGACATTAGCCGCAGGCAATGGAGGCGCAACTGGTGCAGGCGGAGCGGTAGCCATCACAGCGGGCAACGGTAACAGTGCAGCAGGCGGCGACATCACCCTGACAACCGGCACGGGTTCTACCAACGGCGCAGTAAACTTCGTGAACACGAACGTGGCAAATGGCACCGTGGCAACTACACTCACCTCGCTTGGGCCAACGGGTGCAAGCACAACCGTCGTCGGCTGGCTGAAGATCAAAGTCGGCGGCACCACTCAATACATTCCCTACTGGTAAAAACATGACTGATGAACTCGAACTGAACGCGCGTTTTGAACTGCTGATTGCCCAGCGCAACAACGCCCTGAACCAAAACGTACTGGACGCCGGGACGATTGCGTCCCTGCAAGCAAAGATTAAGGCGCTTGAGGCGATGGCCCCAGCACCAACCCCCGAAGACAAAGCTAACGCAAAGGAGCAGATTGATGGCTAACTATCAAGAGACTCAAGTCACCGGCACCAAGTGGCAGCGATGCAATCAGGTGCTTATCAACAACCCGTACAACACGACCCCCGCCGTTGCGTTCAAAGAAGAGACGGTTGTTGTTCTGGACAGCGGCGTTTTCATTCAGTCGCAATCGGGACTGGCCTGCGACTTCGATCCGCAGGGGGTTATCAACCTGCGCGACCCGGCCACTGGTGCGCTAACCGGCCAAACGATGTCGCAGCAAGACGTTTATGTCGCTCTGTACAGTATGTACCTCCAGCTTGCAGAGCAGCGTGATCAAGCCGCGCCGTGAACTGGTCTGACGCACTCAAAGCCGTAATCCCTATAGTGGTAGCCAGCCTAGCGTGGCTACTCGGCGAAGTGTCGTCCTTCAATACCCGCCTGACCAAGATTGAGGGCAACATGCCCGCCCTGATTACCGCCACCGGGGTGCCGACTGACAGCCCCATCTCGGCAGAAAAGCGCCACGCACTGAAGGAAGAGATTTACAGGGACCTCCACGACTTGCAGGTTCGCCTCAAGCTGATGGAAGAAAGAGCGAAGGTGAAATGATGTTTGCTGCACTGTTGTCGTTTCTGGGCGGGTCTGTATTCCGGATGATCTGGGGCGAAGCCTCGGCATTCATCAACAAGAAGCAGGACCACAAGCATGAAGTCGAGATGCTGCAACTCCAGTCCGAGCTTGACGACAAGGCCCACCAGCGTGCGCTGGAAGCGCAGCGTGTGCAGGCTGAACTGGGCATCAAAACCATCGAAGCACAGGCCATAGCGGCAGTAGATAAGTCAGAGGCAGACGCATTTGGTATGGCAGTCGCGCAGGCGTTCAAGCCTACTGGGTACTCTGTCGTAGATATTTGGAACGGCGTCATTCGCCCCTGCGCTGCAACAATCGCGCTCACCCTCTGGGTAATGAAGCTGTATGCCAACAAGTTTGTGATGGACGACTGGGACCGCGAACTTGGCGGCGCAGTGCTTGGCTTTTTCTTTGCTGACAGGTCATTAGGGAAGCGCGGAAAATAGTCAGGCCGCATCCTCCGGTAGGTCTTTCCACCGAACATTGTCTTTTATAAGGTCTATCGTGCTAGATGAAACACCGGCCACAACGGATAATGCATTTGCGCTTACGCCTTGGCGAAGAAGCCTTCTAATGTAGACAACTTGTTTGCTTGTAAGTTTATGATTGGGTTGCATTTCTCCGCGAAGGCTTACCAATCCTGTACGCCACTGATGCTTTGTGTTGTCCGCAAGGCTAATCCACTCCAAGTTTTCAATGCGGTTGTCAGTTTTTACGCCGTTTATATGGTTTATGGTAAGGTCTTCGGCGTATCCCGGAACGAACGCCATGCCGATAAGACGATGCACAAGATGCTTAATGCGCTTACCGTTTTTTGCCGCAGAAACTTCCAGATAGCCAGTTCTGGTTTTTGTTTGTGCCAACGGCTTTTCTTGAAAAGAGGCTGTAAACGTCTGGTTTTTTCCGTTTCGCGTTCGCGTGTACGTACTTGTGTGCGCTGGAGTTCTAATTTCACCAGTGGCACAAACAATCCAGTCAATTCCTTTAGAGTGAATAGTGGTAGGGGCGCTCATAACTGTCCTCCAAGTACAGTTGGGATTATAGCATGGCAACAGTAAGAGATGACGCGTTACTAATTGCGGCTGCACTATGTCGTAGATTTGAGGGCCTTTACCTTCGTCCTTACTTGTGCCCCGCCGGAATTCCCACAATTTCTTATGGGACCACAGCCTACGAGAACGGCGTCAAGGTAACGCTGGCAGACCCCCCGGTGACCAAAGAGCGTGCAGAGCAGTTGCTTATGCACGAACTCATGGACATCTACCCCAAGGTACTCAGGCTCTGCCCCGGTCTGTCGGAACTCGGCCCCGGCCCTACGGCGGCTATTCTGGACTTCACATACAACCTCGGTACTGGTAGACTTCAGTCCTCAACACTCCGTAAGAAGATCAACTCCGGAGAACTTGAAGCGGCGCGAGAAGAACTTGGGAAGTGGGTGCGCGGTGGGGGCAAGGTTCTCCCCGGACTGGTCAAACGCCGCGACGCCGAAGCCCTATTGTTGAGGTAGCCATGCCCTTACAGAAGATCACACTCAGGCCGGGTGTAAACCGAGAGAACACGCGCCTGACTAACGAGAATGGTTACTACGAGTCGGAGAAGATTCGTTTTCGGCAGGGCACGCCAGAGAAGATCGGCGGCTGGCAGCGTATCTCCAACAATACCTATATCGGTACGTGCCGCTCACTGTGGAACTGGACCACGCTGGCTGGCGCAAACCTCATGGGTGTCGGTACAGAGAGCAAGTTCTACATCGAACAGAGCGGTTCGTACTACGACATTACCCCGCTGCGGGCAACTGTTTTGCTGGGCACAAACCCGTTTACGACGGTACTGAACTCACCTACGGTCACCGTGACAGACGCCGCCGGGGGGTTCTCCGTTGGAGACTACGTTACGTTTTACGGGGCCACGGCTGTCGGCGGGCTGACGCTGAACGGCGAGTATAAGATTCAGACCGCGCCTACTAGCTCCACGTACACCATCACTGCGTCGGGCAACGCTTCGGCCAACGCGTCGGGTGGGGGTACTGCCGTCTACGCTGCCTACCAGCTTCATATTGGAGACGGCTTGAATACCCCGGCGGCAGCTTGGGGTGCGGGGGCATGGAATTCTGGTAACTGGGGCGGTGCGGGTCTGTCGGCGGCGTCTACGCTGCGTATCTGGTCGCAGTACAACTTTGGCGAGAACCTGATCTTCGGGCCGAAACAGGGAGCCATGTATTACTGGGCGGCGGGGTACGTTCCTAATCTCGCGTCCCCAACAACCTGCACGATATCCAACGCAACGCCGGGGCTTGTGACCTTGACGACCAACACAGGCTACCCGATTCCGGCCAATACGCCAATCATGTTCAATACGACGGGGGCGCTTCCCGCGCCGCTGATTCCGCAGACGATTTACTACACCAAGTACGTAACGGCAACCACGTTCAACCTAGCCACAACTTCGGGCGGGGCGGCTATCAATACGACGACCGTGGGTTCTGGTACGCACACCATCTCCATCCGGGCCGTGCCGGTATCGTCGCTCACAGGAGCCAACTCCGTCCCGCTCACTCAGAACACGCTGATTGTGTCGGACACTAGCCGCTTTACGCTCATCTTTGGAACCAACGACTACCTCAGTACCGTGTACGACCCTATGCTGGTGCGGTGGTCTGATCAGGAGAGCGTGACCGAGTGGGTGCCCGCTGCAACTAACCAAGCGGGCAGTATCCGCCTTTCGCATGGTTCGCTGATCACCAGCGTCTTGCAGGCTCGACAGGAAATCTTGGTCTGGACGGACGCGGCGGTGTATTCGTTGCAGTACCTCGGACCTCCGGGCGTGTGGAAGACGCAGCTTCTGTCCGACAACATCTCGGTAGCGAGTCTTAACGCCACTGCGTACGCCAGCGGCGTGTCCTACTGGATGGGTACGGACAAATTCTATAAGTACGACGGTACGGTTCAGACGCTTCGCTGCGACCTTCGGCAGTACGTCTACGGAGACATAAACAAGGCGCAGGCGTCGCAGATCTTTGCGGGGACTAACGAGGGGTTTAACGAAGTCTGGTGGTTCTATTGCTCCTCTACCAGCAACACCATAGACAAGTATGTCGTCTATAACTACGCAGAAGATTTGTGGTACTTTGGTTCGATGGCGCGTACTGCATGGCTAGATACGTCGCTTAGGGATTACCCTGTAGCGGCCACCTACAGTCAGGTCTTGGTGAACCATGAGTACGGCGTTGATGACGGGGAACCGGCTGTTCCTATTGCCATTGACTCTTACATCACGACTTCGCAGTTCGACATTGGCGACGGGCACAACTTTGCGTTTGTCTACCGGCTGCTGCCTGACTTGACGTTCAGGGGGTCTACGGTGGATGCGCCATCCGTGACGATGTCTTTGCAGCCGTTGAAGAACTCCGGTTCGGGGTACACCACCCCGCCATCTGTGGGCGGCATAAGCACTAGCGCGGATGCAACCGTTTCGCAGACTGCGGGGACTACCCCGCCGGTCACCTCTGTGCAAGTTGACCAGTACACCGGGCAGATCTACATCCGCATCCGCGCACGGCAGATGTCCATGAAGTTGCAGGCTAACGGGCTTGGAGTGCAGTGGCAGATGGGTTCCACGCGCATCGACCTCCGAAACGACGGCAGACGCTGACCTATGGCCCTGATCGTCACCTCCGACTACGAGCTACAGCACACGGTAGCCCCACGCCTGCCCAAAGCACCGCCGCAGTACCAAGCGCAATACCAAGACCAACTGACTAATGTCCTGCGGCTGTACTTCAACCAACTCGACCAAATCATAGGGCAGCTTATGACCGGCACCACTTCGACTGTTCCGGTAAGCATCGACGGAACCAATACCGACGCCTTTGGGCGGTTGCGGGTCAGCAGCCCGTATACCCTCTTCGATAGCCAGAACCGCTTCGCTGCCGACAACCAGTTTGATACGGCACTGACGGGCACGGGTTCATCTACGTGGCAAGTCAACAAGTCTGCGGTGGACATGGCGGTTACTGCTGGTGGAGTTGGCTCCGTTGTACGGCAGACGTACAGGGTTTTCCCTTACCAGCCCGGTAAAGGTTTGTTAGTGCTTGCTACGTTCGTAATGGACGGCAGCACGGCCACGACGCTTACGCAGCGGGTAGGCTATTTTGGCACCCAGAACGGCGTGTTCTTCCAGAAGGTTGGCAGCACCAACTCTTTTGTCCTGCGCTCATACACATCTGGCTCTGTCGATGATTCCCGCACGGTTAACCAGTCTGCATGGAACGGCGACAAGCTGGACGGCACAGGGGATAGTGGGTATGTGCTGGACCCCTCCAAGTCGCAGATTCTGTGGATGGACTTCGAGTGGCTGGGCGTTGGGTCAGTTCGGTGCGGGTTCATCATCGACGGGCAGTACATCGTCTGCCACACGTTCAACAACGCCAACTCCATCACTGGCGTGTATATGACAACCGCAATCCTGCCCGTGCGGTACGAGATAACCTCAACCGTCGCCGTTGCGGCTACGCTGACCCAGATATGCTGTTCTGTAGTCTCTGAGGGCGGGTACGAGCAGACATCAATCGCCCACGCAGCTAGGCGCACAGCCGTACTGACTACGATTGGAACTACCTTCCTTCCGCTGGTGTCTATCCGTATCGCGTCCACTGCACTGGGTGCTGTGGTGCTGCCAAGCACGATTTCTGTAATACCAACCACCAGCCAAAACTACGAGATTGCTTTGGTGAAGAACCCCACCCTGACGGGCGCGTCTTGGGCTTCGGTTCCAACGGACAGCAATGTGCAGTACGATGTGGCTGCTACCGCAGTTACCGGCGGCTCCATTGTGCAGACGCAGTACGTTACTTCCAGCGGCAGCGGCGGAACCGGCACGGTGAGCGTACCTACTGGGTACAACTGGGACTTGCAGCTTGGCGTTTCGTTGACCAGCGTTAGCGATATCTACACTATCCAGATCAGAACTGTTTCTGGAGCTACGACGGGTGACGCTTTTGGAACCCTGTCTTTCTACGACTTGACGCAGTAGCTGCACTAAAACACGAACAAAGGTAGAACGACATGGACGGCGGGTCAAAAACAAAGGGCGTGCAGCATTTCGAAGGTGGGGGCAGCGCTGAGAACTTTGATAACTCAACCGGCCTTCCACTGGGGTACTACTGGGTTGGTAGTGGTGAATCCGGTCACATGGAGCAGATTCCGCTGCCTGATTTCCCCGGTCAATATGACCCCGAAAAAGACCCAAATCTTTTGCCGGGTGGTTGGGCATATGGCGGCTATGGCCCAATTATTGCAAATATGCCAACTGGGGGAGGAGGTAGCCCGGACGCGGGGTACGAGCCGAGGTTTCAATCTGCTCCGATGGAGTTGACCGGGTACAGCAGGTATCTCGGCAACAATATGGTCGCGGTGTACGACACCTCTGGTAAGTATCTGTACTCCTACGACCAAGGTGGCGACGGTTTAGGGGCACTTGGGTTCATACTTATAGTTGGCGCAGCAGTCCTTGGCGCACCATATATCGCGGAGCTTATCGGCGGCTTTGGAGCACCTACTGTTGGAAGTGCCCTTACGGAAATGGGCGTTGCAGAGCTTGCAGGCTCAATGTCTGCTGAGGCGTTAGCTACAGCCGCTACAGAATTGACCGTAGCCTCGGCTTCGCCCACGGTGGCGGCTACGATTGAAGCAGCGCAACTTGCCGGACTGACCGGGGCGACTACAGCGGCGGAAGCAGCGGGGCTGACTGGAGCTACAACGGCTGCGGAGACTGCGGCAGCTACAACGGCTGCGGAAACTGCGGCAGCTACAACGGCTGCGCCCGCAGCTACAACGGCGGCAACAACTGTCGCACCGGCGGCGGCAGCGGCCCCAGCGGCAACTCCGGGGTTCACGTTCTCCAACTTGGTTTCAAACCCCGGGCTGACCATTGGAAAAGCGCTCGGTATAACAAACCCCATTGCGGCGCAGTTCGTAGGAAATACCATTGTCAATACCGCCATGAACGGTGGCGACATCGAAGCGGCGGCAAAGGGTGCCATCATCAGCACCGGCATAGGCGTTGCCGCAGACAAACTCTCCCCCGCCCTCACTACGGCGCTCAAAGACGTAGACCTACCCCCTGCCGTCAAAGAAGCTGTAGTAAAAGGAACGACTAACGCGGCCAAGGCGGTAGCCACCGCAGTAGTTACCGGGCAAGACCCCGCCGCTGCGTTTATTAACTCGGTAGCTACATCCGCCTTCTCAGAAGTTTCTAAGCAGATGGGCGGCACGGGGCTTCCGCCCCAAGCGCAGAACGTGGCAATGGCCGCAGCGGTTGCGTCTTTGCGGGGCCAAGATATTACGCAAGCTACGCTTAACGCGGCGCTGAAAGAAGCAATCAAGACCACAGCAGACTACGCTGACAAAGCGCTCGGCTTGGGCGGGCTGACTCCAGAGCAAATCTCCGCCGCGTACCGCGATGCTAGTCGCCGTCTGGATGTTCCGCAGACAGCTATCCCTGCCCAGCAGGTAGACGCCGCAGTTACCACCATTATTGCGGAAAACGAGCTTCCACCCCTCCCCCCGCCACAAGAAACGGCGGCTGCGGAGCCTGCTATTGAGACCGTCCTGACAGACGCCGGATTGGTTCCGGGCCTGCCGCAAGGGATCGACACAGACTTTAAGCTGACTCCGGACTTGCCGCAAGAGACAGTCAATGCCATTTTAGGCCCCCAGACCCCTGCCGAAGGGACGCAGTACGCCGCAGTAGATTCTGGGGTGGTATCCGATGCAGGCCCGCAAGGGGAGCCGACGATTGCACCTGAGCCTCCACCTGAGCCGGAATTAGTAGCCACTGACATAACGGGCGAACCGGCTACCAGCAATACGGTTTCTAATGCTGCGAACCAAAACCTGCTGGCTGATGCGGGCGACACTGACGCGCAGGCTACCTTGATATCGGAGCCTACCACGGTCATTGCGGTCGATGCTGATACGGGTACTGCTCTGGTAACTACGCCAGATGGAAGTGTAAATATCGTAGAAAACCCGGATAACGTATTCCAAGTTGGCGACACTATTCCTGTAGATGTAACCCCGCCAGTTAGCTCGGAGACGTTCTACAACGAATACGCATCTGGGGAGCCTCCACCTGCGGAACAGCCGTTGGAGATGAGCGACCTATTTGGGCCTCCCGAGCCTCCACCTGCGGAACAGCCGTTGGAGATGAGCGACCTATTTGGGCCTCCCGAGCCCCCACCTGCGGAACAGCCGTCGGAGACGTTCTACGACCAATTTACGGGTATGGAGCCCCCACCTGTAGATGTAACCCCGCCAGTTAGCTCGGAGACGTTCTACGACCAATTTACGGGTATGGAGCCCCCACCTGCGGAACCCACACCTCCGGATTTGAGCGAACTTTACGGGCCGCAGCCCGTATCTAACGCGGCAAACCAAAACTTGCTGTCAAACGAAGAGGCGCAGACCAGCTACATAACCGGCCCGACTACGGGTTCGGATGACTTCCCCAACGCTACGACTACGGAGACTATCACCGATAGCCCGCAGAGCGACTACATAACCGGCTCACTTACAGGTACTGACACCGAGCCAAACGCTACGACTACGGAGACCATCACCAGCCCGACTGCGGACCCGACGGACGCACAGACCACGTACATAACCGGCCCAACTACAGGCGCGGACACTTTCCCCAACGCCACGACTACGGAGACTATTACCGACAGTCCGCAGACCACGTACATAACTGGCCCAACGACGGGGGCAGATACCAAGCCAAACGCCACGACTACGGAGACTATTACCGAAGGAGCGCAGGCTACGCCTATAACCGGCCCAACCACGGGCGCGGACACTTTCCCCAACGCCACGACCACGGAAACCATCACCAGCCCAACTGATGATCCGACGGGTGCGCAGACCACATACATAGGCGATTCCAACGCGGCGAACCAGAATACCATCACCAGCCCAACTGATGATCCGACGGGTGCGCAGAGTGACTACATAACCGGCCCAACTACGGGCGCGGATACGCCGCCCAATGCGACGACTACGGAAACCATTACTGGCGGGACGGGGGGTACTGGGGGTACTGGGGGTACTGGCGGTTCCGGTACTGGCGGGACGGGTGGCTCGGGTACTGGGGGTACTGGTGGCTCGGGCGGCGGCTCGGGTGCGGGTACGCGGACAGTTCTTATGCCGTTTGGAACCGCGCAGGCTCCACTGGCTGCACCTAAAGAGCCAAAACTCGCCGGGGCCGCAGGTTGGGCGGATGAAGAGGGGCCGATTGACTACACACCCTTCGAGTACGTAGCCCGCAAAATAGCCGCCGATGAGGCTAAGAACACTACTAAAATGGCACAAGGTGGCTCTGTGGACGAAATACTTGCGCTTCTCGGTGTTACCAGCCAAGATGACGCTTATTCCACAGGCGATGCGTACCTCGATGAGTTACTGCGCACACTACGATAGAGAGGCGAGATATGGATGACGAATATAACTACGTTCTTGACGAGCCTACTGACACCTCTACGGACACCCCTACTTACACCTATACTGACACCCCTACCGACACTTCCGGTACGCTATCCGCCGGGGATCAAGAGTTCCAAGACTTTATGTCTGGCGCTGCGGGGGACCAAGAGTTCCAAGACTTTATGTCTGGCGCTGCGGGGGATCAGGACTTCGAGGATTTCATGACTGAGGCCGCAAAGGCCGATCCAGCGGCTAAAGGGATTTTGGCATCCGCAATTAAAGCCTTTGGGGCGGGGGCGAAAGATTTCATAAAAAAATACTTCTACAACTCAGAGACAGGGAAGTTTAATTTTGCGGGGGTAGCCACTGCGGGGCTTGCGCTTTATTCCCTGCTTGGAAAAGGCAGTGAAGTTGAAAAAGGCGGTTACAACACGCCTGTACCTACGTTCACGGCAACGCGCAAGCAAGTACAATACGACGATACCAACCGCCGCCCCGGCGCAGGCGGACGGAGTTACTTTACCCCCACGCAATTCACTGCGCCCGCAGATGCTGGTACAGCGCAGTCCACAGCCGACACGCAGGCTCAGGGCATCCTAGCGGGGTACACTCCCCGTGCTGCGGAAGTAAACCCCTATGCGGGCAAATTCAGGACGCCGTGGGAAGCCCCCCCGGCGGCTACCGCCCCCGCTGCAACGGCCCCAGCCTCTGGGGTGGCGCAACTCATGCCGGTTCCCAACGCAGCGACCTACGATCCAGTAACCGGAGTTAAGACTATGGCAGACGGTGGTATTGCTGCATTGGCGCGAGGCCGGTACCTTGCGGGTAAGACTGACGGTATGGCGGACAAAATCCCAACGTCCATTGATGGCAAAGACCCCGCTGCCTTGAGCCACGGTGAGTTCGTTATCCCCGCCGATGTAGTGTCGCATTTAGGCAACGGAAACTCTGAAGCTGGCGCAGAAAAGCTCTACGCCATGATGGACAAGGTTCGCAAGGCCCGTACCGGCACTACCCAACAAGGCAAACGGATTAACCCGGACAAATTTATGCCGGGAGGTCTGGCGGGGTATGCGGGCGGCGGCGCGGTGAAGAAGTTTGATGGAACCTCCGGAAGTCTTGTACCTACGACAACGTCAACGACAGCGCCAACGACGACCGCGCCAAATATGTCCACCTCATCCAGTCTGTCTCCGTGGGCGGGTCCGTATGTCACTAACATGCTAGGCAGGGCCGAGGCTTTGGGTTCGGAGCCGTACCAAGCGTATACCGGCCCCCTGTCTGCTGGGGCGTCTGATCTTCAAAACCAAGCCTTTGCAGGTATCGGTACGCTGGCAGGTGCAGGGTACACCCCCACTACCTACTCGGGCGGCACGTTCGGTGCCCAGCAAGCCCAGCAGTACATGAACCCCTACATCCAAGCTGCGCTCGACCCCCAGTTGGCGGCAATGCGTCGGGAGGCCGACATTCAGCGTACCAATAGGGCGGCGAAAATGACCCAAGCAGGCGCGTTTGGCGGCACCCGGCAGGCTGTTGAGGACGCGCTGGGTACTGAATCGTTGCAGCGGCAGCAAGCCCAGACTATTGGAACCGGCTACCAAACTGCTTTTGACAAGGCAATGGGGCAGTACAACACGGATCAGGAGCGCAGGCTGGGTGCAGAGAAAGCTACCGAAGCCTCCCGGCAGTACAGTTCGGACTTCGGTCTCAAGTCGCTGGACGCTATGGCGAGGTTGGGCCAGACACAGCGTGATATTGAATCTGAGGGCATTGCAGCAGATAAGGCTGAGTTCGAGCGGCAGCGTGACTACCCGGCGTCCATGATTAAGTTCCAGCGCGATCTGGTTACGGGGCTTCCGATTACCACTACGGATACGTCTGCAACCACCGATGCAATTGGCCGAATCAGCGGGCAGATCAACGACTTAGTTGGGCTGTATAAGACTCTCTCCGCGCTGGGTCAGTGATAGCTAAAGGACTGCCATGAATCTTGTACGACTCCAAGACGAACTCCGGGGACTTCCGCTCCCCGTGTTGGACGCGAAAGCCAAAGGGCAAGACCCGCAGACGCCGCCGTGGCTGGCTACCGCTGTTCTGAACGAACGGCTGGCTGCGAATGAAAAAGCTGACCTAGCCCGAGGGGCCGCGCAGGGAGATAAACCTAGCGTTGCGGAACAGCTTCAGCAAAAGGCCGGACTTATGGCCCTGCAAGATCAGCAACAGCAGCAAGCCCAGCAGCAACTCATGCAGCAGATGGCCCAAGCCCCGCAGCCCGCGCCAGAAGGCATTCCCCAGCCGGAAGCCCAGCCTCAACCCGCGCCGTTTATGGCCGCTCGTGGGGGCCTCGCACGGCTACCCGTAGACCCCCGGATGTTTAACTACAAAGAAGGCGGCGTGATTGGGTTTGCTACGGGCGGAGATCCAAACGCAGCGCTACGGGAGTTCCTAAAAAGTATTGGTAAGACTGCGTCCGAGTTTGCGAATGCTGACCCGGGCACGCGGAAGTCAATTCTTGACGCATTCAGAGCCGCCACACAGGGACCGCCTGCCCCTGCTCCTGCTCCTGCTCCTGCTCCTGCTGCGGTGCCTAGAGGGGGGTACGCGCAGCAGCCCAACCCGCGCGGGCTTGAAGTTCTTAGGACCGCGCTAAAACCCGGGCCGCTTGCAGGGCTTGCCGCTGGCGCGGGACTAAGCTATGGGGCCGCTAACGCTTTGCAGAATATGTCTCCGGAGCAGCGAGGGATGCTGGAAAGTGCTGGCGGCGGGGACGATACGGCGTTTGCGGCTGCGATTCTGAACGCGGCACAACCCTCTGAAGCAGCGGCGAAAGCCCCAAAAGCCGCACGCGCCGCTCCGAGCCTCCCCCCTGAGAGTGGTGATATGGGTGCTAGGGATATGAGCCGTGGGTTGCCTGCCGCGCCCGCCGCCTTGGGGGGCGTCCCCCCGGAGCGTGGTGATATGGGCGCTAGGGATATGCGCCGTGGGCTACCCGCAGCCCTTCCAAAAGTCCCCGCCGCTATGCCCCCCGCTGCACAAGCACCCGCAACTCAGCCTCCGGCAGCGCCAACCGAGCTTGAACGGATGCAGTTGGAGACGCTTAAGGCCGAGCCAAAAGCGATGACGGTAGATGAGGCGAGGAAAGAATTCAACGCTACTAGGCCCGACTTGCTAAAGACGCCCGCTGGGCTGGAGCAGCTTGCACGGCTTAAAGCGCAGCAAGAAGCCTACGACAAGACTAAAGAAGATCGTGGGGTTGAGCGCCTTATGCAGGTTCTGAGCGCCCGTGCGCGGGGCGGACTTGGTGGGTTTGGTACTGGCTATCTGAATGCAGTCACCGGAGAGCGTGCAGCCGATGCAGCGCAGGCCGCGTACCAAGACAAGGTAATGACCGCCGTTGAAGCCGCGCGTCGTGGCGAAGCTACTAAGGAGCAGGAAGAGCTTCTGAAGACCTTGGGCGAAAGCCGTAAGACCGCCGCAGAGAACCAGCGTAACCGTACAACTGCGCTTACCAGCGCGGTGGGTCACGAACTGACAGCACGGTCTGCAAGAGAGCAAAACGCATCTCAAGAAAGAATTGCAGAAGCCCGAAACGCGACGAGCCTCCAAGTTGCGAGAATACAGGATGCAGCTACAAGATTTGCGGCTGAAGGCCGTATCGGTAGCGCCGATGCTAGACAGACTTTGGCCACAGCAAGAGCGCAACTGGATAGCGTGCAGAAAGAGCTTACTGAACTGTCGAAGAACGCCTTTATTAAGGCGAACGCAGAGCGCATAAAAGAGCTTCGCCCACAGCTTGACTCGCTGCGCCAAGCAATTGCGGTATTGGAAGGCGGCGGTACAATGCCCGAACGCCCCGGCGCGGCAACAACAAAAGCAGCCCCGGTGTTGAAGTACAACCCCGCAACGGGGAAGATTGAATGAGGTAGGTTATGCCGTATACGGTTGCTTTGCCCGACGGGCGCATAGTCGAGTTTCCTGACGACGTATCGAGGGACAAAGCAGCCGCAATAATCCAGCAACAGTTCCCGGCGCTGGCACCCAAACCCGCTCCAACCACGATGTTGGGGCAGGCCAAAGAGTTTTTCAAAGGCATCCCAGCCGGGGCCGTAGGTCTGCTTGAGAGCGCCGCTACGGGCGCGTCCGCGCTGCTGCCCGAGGAAACTGAGAAAGCTGCCCGGGAGAAAATCAAGAGCGTAGCCACTGCGGCGAAGCAGCCGTTTGCTGCGACCCCGGGGTATGAGGAGGCGGTTGGTAGGAAATTTGGAGAAGCCGTCGGGTCTACCGTGCCGTTCTTTGCAGCAGGCCCGCTTGGTACCGCAGGTAGGGTAGGTGCTACTGCCTTGGGTGTGGGTGCCGGAGCAGGCGAAGCCCGAGTACGCGCCGAAGAAGGTAAAGCAGAAGCCGGGGGCCGGGGCACCGCCACCGCGCTGGGCGCAGTAGTGGGTGCTACTGAGATGCTGCCGGTGTTTAAGTTTATCGAGCATCTCGGTAAACCGCTGGTGGATGGTATTACAAGCCAGATTCGCCGTGCCCTAGCAGCAGGTGGCGCAGAAGCCGCACAGGAAGCCGCCGCACAGATTGCTCAGAACCTTATTGCCAAAGGCATTTACAAACCCGAGCAAGCCGTCATCGAAGGTACCGGGGAGGCCGCTGCTTATGGCGGTGCTACTGGTGCGCTTATCCAAGCGCTTACGGATATGGCTCTCGGGCGACGCGCAAAAGCCCCCGCCCCTGCAACGCCACCCACGCAAGAACCCGTAGGTACCCAAGGTGAGATGTTTAGCCCCGCAGAAATGGGTCAGGGTCGAGCGCCGAGAGTTAGCCAACCACCTGCCGCACCCACGCCCCCTGAAAAACCGGCGGTTCCGGAAGGGCAGATGGACCTTGGGTTGGACTATCAACGAGACGTAGAGCAGTTGTATCTTGAGCGGGAACGCCTTAAGCAGGGCGCGCAAACTCCAGAGGTAAAGCAGCGGATTGCGGACCTTAGCGCTCAGATTCGCAGCTACGAGGAAATGAGCGTTGCAGAGCAACGCGCACAGGTAGCGGCTGATGCAGAGCAGGCTCGACAAGACGAACTTACTCGCAAGAAGTTCCCAGCGCTTGCTAACGCCCCAGATTTAATTGCCGCGTCGGATGAGGTTAAGGCCCGCACCCAAGGTAGTCTGTTTACGCCCGAAGAGCTTGGTGGGGAATTCGCAGGGCCGCAGATACCCGCTGCGCCAGTTAGCGTGGAACCCACTGAACCGACCCCCGCGCCACCATACGCACGTACGGGTCCGTACCAGTATAAGTTGCCGCTGCGCCAAGCATCCGAAGGCCAGCCAACAGCTACGAAGCCCACACCGCCCACACCGCCCACACCGCCCAAGGCGGAAACTCCTGCTGCGCCGCCCACACCTCCCGCAAAGCCCGGTGCAATTACTGCTACGGAAATCAAGCAGTTTGGAACGATGTCCAAAGCTAACCGGCGGTGGCTGATTGATAACGTAGAAGGAAAGACTCCTGATGAAGTGCGGGATATGGTGGAAGCCGACCCCACGATACTTACCACCCGCAAAGGCGTTGCCGCCGCACTGCGCGAGATCATTGCGAACGCCACACCCAAGGAGGCTCCCAGTGCCCCGACTCCCAAAGTTCCTGCAACTAAGTTGCCAGTTAAGCCCCGAGGAAGTAAGCCAAGCGTGGGAGTACCTAGTGAGCCTGCCGGAGCCGTCCCAAGTGAACCCGGAACCGGAGGAACCGCCACCACCACAACGCCTACAACGCCTGACAACAGTGGACTGGTTCCTACTGAGCAACCTGCTGGAGAGGGAAATGCACCTCAAGGAGCAGAACCCGCTGCACTGACGGTAGAGACGGCGATACCTGCGCTACAAGACCTAATCAAAAACGCTGGAACGGCCCTTGCCCGAAAGCGGGCGGCTACCAATGCTCTTGCTGCGCTGCAAGATCCCAAGCTAAACGAAACAGCAGAAGACCGTGCGGGCAACTTGCGCCTAGCCGCGCAGATACTGGGCCGAAAGATGGCCCCAGCGGCTCCAGTCAAAACCACTATTGCCGCGCAACCAACCGCTCCTAAGCCAGCAGTCCCTGCGGGTATGTTTGGGGCGCTCGTCAAGCCCGGAACGCCCGACTTGACCGAAGAGGAAGCTGCGCCCCCAGCACCCCCGGCACCCCCGGCACCCAAAACTACTGAACCTAGCGTCTGGGAAGGTAAGGGGGAAAGCAAAATTGGGGCGGACCTCAAGACGACTTCGGAAGACAAGCAGTCCGATGCCGCTGCGCGTCGCGCCGAACCTCCGTCGCCTACCGCAATCACCCCAACGCCTCCTGCACAGGAAACTACAGGGGCTGCAAAGCCGACGGAAGCTGCGAAGCCCGCAAAGCCCGCGAAGCCGACGGAAGCTGCAAAGCCCGCTACGCCACCTACGCCAAAAGGCCCGCGCACGGAGTTGGAGACCGCCAACATACTCAACGGGATGAACCTGCTGGATGCGGCTCGGTGGGGTGCAGCGAACTTCACTGACCCAGACTTCCGTTTGATTGCGCAGCGTGTAGCGGACACCTTGCAGATACTCAAGAACGTAGGGTTGCAGATTGGGTCCATCACGGTTACTGACCCAGACAAGCGCATTGCCAGTGGTGCAAAAGGCGTAACTTCTTATAAACTCGACAGGGCTGGGGGGCCATCGCTTGTCAGGATCACGCTTAACCACCCGAACAACGGGAAAAACTCAGGTACGACAGACGCAGTAATCCTGCACGAACTGATCCACGCTGCGACGATAGGGGCAACCCGGATCGGCAATCTACAAAGAGCGAAAGGCACCCGGGTAGCCAAAACCGTTTCGGAGTTGTACGCCGTAAGCAACGCCGTTTTCGCCCATGTAGATGCCAAAGCCGCGCGGGGCGAAACGCTATCTACGACCGAGAAACGGCTACGTACAAATTACATGCGGGACGTAGACGAGGTTCTGGCATGGGCTCTGACTGACCGGGACATGCAGGCGTACATGGAAACGGTGCCATACAAAGGTACGACTGCATGGGACAAGTTTGTAACGCTCATCCGCGACATGCTCGGGTTGACGCCGAAGGCAGATACCGCCCTTAGCGAGATTCTGCGTATCGGTGGGGAACTAACCTCTTTGACTGACGCCGACCTTGCGGAAGCAACTAAAGCAACCGGAAGACAATTCTCCCTCTCCCCCACAGCCGAGTCGCTCATTGCAGGCTCCGGTGCCGTAGACCCGGTGGAGGTGGGTGCGCTCAAGCGCATGATCAACGTCATCAAAGGCACGCCGAATGTTGACTACGCTACGAAGTTCCGCACACAGGTAGCAGATATCGCAGCAACGATTGAGGCGCGGCTTACAAGGACGTTTGATGGTGCCGTACGAACCTCTCTTGGTGAACTTAACCCGATGGGGCTGTACCGTCAGGCACAGGACTACACCAAGATGCTGCTGGAGTTCTTCCAGCAGGGGTCGCTCGTAAAGAACCCAACCACCGGGCTGTGGGAAGTTACACGGAACAAAGAAGTACGCGCCCCGGCAGAAGTCTATAAGCTCGTTGAGAATTGGGGTAGGCAAAACGGCTGGACCCGCGAAGAGGCTACGCAACGCGCAAGCCGGATTCTGGAGGCTGTGCGGCTTGACGGTCTGCGAACTGCAAACAATACGCAGGGTGCGTCATTCACGCTGCACAAGATCGACCCCACATCAGCACTTTCCATCGACCAGCAGATCGACACGCTGCTTGCAGAATACCGGGCTGACCCGGCGCTGGCTGAGATGAACACGCTGATGGACGAGTCGCGTAAAGCCTTGGTAGACCACTTGGTGGATGTGGGGCGGCTGTCGCCGGACCAAGGGCAGGACTGGAAAGAAGTAATCGGATACGTGCCGTTTGACCGACTGAGTCCGGATTCTCTGGAGGAGTTTAGCAAGGTCAAGCGCATCAGCGGCAGGGGCTTGGCGCAGGTTGGCAAGCTGCCAGAACTCGAAGGAACGACCCGGCTTGCAGTGGGTAACGTGTTCAACAACTACATCGACACGATGGGCTGGATGGTTGGTCAGGTAGTCAAGACCGATGCCACCGTGCGTACGCTGCGCAGCTTGGAGAGAGTCACCTCTGCTAGGTTCCTCGGGCAGTCTAAGCAGGGTAGGCCCAACACCGTGGGGATGTATGTTAAGGGCGTGATGAACTATTGGGAGTTGCCGTCCAAGTACGACGTGATGGCCTTCAAAGACCTGAACCCGCCAAAATCTAACTGGCTGCTACAACTGGGCGCGTTCTCAAATGTGTTGCGTAAATCCATCACTGCCTTGCCTCCCTTTGCGTTAAAGCAGGTAACCGACGACGTGCAGCGGGCGATCTTTACGTCGGGTGTGAAGAACCCCGGAGCGCTGCTGCGGATGGCGCTGACCAACTTCCCCAAGCTGGCTATCGCAGAACTGCGCGGCATCCAGCACCCCACGGTGCGTGAGTTTGGCGCTATGGGGCTGACGGGTGAGTACGACTTCCAAGCGGGCAAGCCTGCGTCCTCTCTGCTCAAGGATATCGGCGTGCTTAAGCGTGGCAAGTGGGAGACCCTCATGCACCGGCTTGACGGCATCACCCGTGCGTCGGACTTGGCGGTACGCAAGGCCATCTACGACCAGACCATGAAGGAGTCCGGCAACGACACACTGCTGGCGCAGACTCGGGCGCGGGAGTTCATCAACTTCCGTAGGCGCGGAGCGAGTGAGTTTGTCGGCGCGATGGTGACTACGATCCCGTTCTTTAATGCGTACGTACAAGGTATGGACGTGCTGTACCGCGCAGCGTCCGGCAAGGACTCAAGCGCGTCAGTGGGGCGGGCGCAAGCACGCAGGATGTTCTGGAGCCGCATGGCTATCGCCGCTACGCTGAGTTCGCTCTACGCACTTGGAAAGGACGACGACGATGAAGAGTACAAGAACATGGACTTGCGTGCCCGGGATAGCAACTGGGTTCTCGGTAACGGGTTTAAGATCCCTGTGCCGGGGGAGCTTGGTGCCATCTTCAAGGTGATCCCCGAGCGCATCGTCGAGTACATGCGGCGGCAAGGAACTCCGGAGGAGCAAGAGGCTTTTGAAGCGGTACGTACCACGCTGGCTTACATGTTCGAGCAATACGCTGGGCGTATGACTCCAGTACCGCAAGCTATCAAGCCCGTCATGGAAGCATGGGCTAACAAGTCATTCCTGACCGGGCGTCCATTGGAAGGCTTCCACCAGCAGATGATGGACCCCAGTGCAAGAACTACCGAACAGACCTCGGAGCTTGCAAGGGCCATTGCGAACTTTAGCCGCGACGTACTCAAGACTGAGTTTTCGCCCATCATGATTGACAACGCGCTGCGCGGCTACTTTGGCTCTACGGCTGCGCTGCTGACTGCCGTCACTGACAGCTTGCTGAACCCCACGCGGATCGACCGCCCCTTGCACAAATGGGCGCTGTTGAGCAACTACATGTATGACCCGGTTGGTACGCGCCGGACAACGGAGTTCTACGATGAGCGGCAGACAATGGGCCGTGCCAACTCTACGCTCAACGATCTGGTGAAGACTGATACCGACCGTGCAGTCAAGTATGCAGAGGAGCATCAGGACGATCTGGTCTTTGAGTCCGCCATCAACTCGACGCTGGAGCAGCTAGAGCGCACTCGGGCATACCGCAACTTTCTGAACAGCCCAGAAGGGGCTAAGGAGATGCCAGCTACAGAGCGCGAAGCGGAAATGAAGGAGGTAAAGAAGTATGAAGCGGAGTTGGTGAAGTGGGTGCGAGAGGCCAAGACCGCCTACGAGAAGTCCAAACCCTAAGCTATCCGCCACACCCGCACGCCGTAGTAGCCAAACTCGCAGCGGTTGTGGGCGCGTAGCGTTATCTGGAAGTGCTTCTCGGCATTGCGAAGCCGCTTGGTGACCTCGGCGGCGCTGGCTGTTGTCTTTAGAAAGAAAGAGTACCCGGGGAGCATCTGCTCCCACCGTATAAAGTACGGCACGCCGTAGAGGTTTATGTGCCGAACATCGTCAGGTACTCGTCGCGCCATTGGTGAATGCGTCGTTGTCGATACCCACCTCGGTGCCGTCAATGCAGTAGCACCGCACCCCCATAGACTCGAAGCTGCCCACCGCCCCAGCACCGATACGCTTGGTGACAGCGGCTCCGTTGTGCTTGAGTATCTTGGCCGCAGTAAGCTCCTTGATGGCTTGCTGGAAGTCCACCTGACGGGCGACGAACACGTCGCGCAACGCCGCCGCAGGAATCCACAGTTCGCGGGTGTCTGGCTCGTACCGCAGCCGCAGCGCACCGTGGGGCATCTTGATGGGTGCGTGCGGGGTGCCGTTGTTCTTTACGCCGTTGATGACCAGCGCGTTGTTCGTGTTCTCGTTGATGTAGGTAGTCAAAGTCTCTTGCGCGGCAAGCTCCGTATCGGACGCGGGCTGCACCACGTCCCGCCGAATAGTGTCCATCGTGCTGAGTGCGTACTGGTAGACCCGCTGCACGTTGATGTTGTGCAGACCGAGCCGCGCGGCTATGGTGCCTCCGGCAAACGCGCAAGCCAGCACGATAGAGTAGAAGCGGTCTGACTGGTCGAGGTTGAGGTCTCGGTCTAGCTTGCGCTGAATCTTGCGGGCCAGCGCCTCCACATCCGGTATTGTCTTGAGTACATGCTGCATATACACCGGCCCTGCAACGCCGTAGTTTTCTTCGAGGGCTCCAAACACCTGATCGGACTCCTGCTTGGAAACCTCCACAGGGCGGTTGATCCGCAACTCTATAAGTCTGCGCAACTCTCCATCCGACGTACTCTTTAGCCGCCGCAGTTTGTCGTAGAGCGATGAGTTGCTGGACATGATGACGAACGTAGCCCATGCGATTACGTTGGCCCGCAGCTTGTTGGAACTAGCCTCCATGCGGTGCTTGCCACGCCCTTGCGGAATGTCGTAGACAAGTTCAGAAAGCTCTTCGTCTTCAAGGTTCGTAACCTCGTCCATCGTCGCCGCAATGCTGTTGAGCATACCCATCCACTGCACCTTGGACATGGTGGTATCGGACTTCTTCATAAGCAGTTCGCTAGGGTGCCCGAAGATCGAGTTGACTACCATCTGCGCAGTAGTCTTGCCCGTGCCTGACTTGTTGGACATCAGGTTGATTGCCGCGCCACGCACGGTGACCCCGCCAATAAGGCGCAGGAGCGGAGCCCCAAAGCCAAAGAACACAGCCAGCGCGTGCGCCTCCATGCCGGGACGGTCGTAGAAGTTCACCATCTTCGTCCACTCGGTCAGGGTGCCCTTGGGGATCATCATGGGGGCCATGATCTTGGTGCCGCTTGCAGCGGGAGCCAGCCGCGCTCCGTTCGCTGTGTACTCAAGCTCACCAACAACAAACCCAGAGTTATCCGGAGTCCACCCCATCTGACTGCGCGTGCGGTCAGAAGCAAACATCTTTTGCAGGTTACGAATGGAGGATGCGAAATACGCCATGATTGAGTCCAAGTCTTTGTTGATTGCGATAACTCCGTGCTTGAGCAAGGTATCCCGCATCTTCTCCTTTGTTAGTAGCGTAGCTACGGGCGATACGATGCGACGAATCCCGTCGTGGGGCGTGTGCAGGTTAACCCCCACCATCTCCCCCTCACCTTCACCTTGCTCGTTGATGTCGTAGAACCGTGATGTCAGGTACAGGTCATGCTTGTAAATCTCAACCTCAACGGGGTCGCCGTCGGCATCCTTTGTTTTAAGGTACACACCGCCGTGGATGCCACGGAAATAGGGGAAGGGGTACGCAGGTATGGATACCTGCACGGTCTGGGGTGTGGATGTGTATACGTTGTCAGCTTCCAACTGCTGCTCGACCACATAGGCATCCCCGACAATCTGCGCCTCTTCAACCTTACGCCCGATAGTGATGGGACTGGTGCAGCGCTGCGTACAGCCCGTGCATAGGGCGCTGTAGTTGTTTTTGTACCACTCACAGGTCATGGGGCCTACGGTAGCCTCGGCCTTGCGTAGCGTGTTTTCAAACGTGTAGTCTGGGTGCGCTCGGGACAGGGTGTGTATGGCAGTCTCGGCGTCCGTACACCGCCAAGCGATAGAGAGCGCAGCCCGCCAGAGCGGCTCCTCCAGTGTCGCGGCGTCCTGCACAGCGTGGGCTATCTGGGCGCAGCCCCTGCCCTTAAGACTGCGGCGCACGATGCGTGCAAACTCCGTAGGAGGGAAGTCCCCACCGGCCAGCGCCCGCGTCATCTCGTCGGGGCCATACTCCCGCGCAGCACTCAGGTCAACTTCAGACGATACTGGCAGTAGCCCTATAAGCACGGCGAGATCAGACACGACACCTGCGCTAATCAACTGCACGGGCAGCGGCGGCTCTTGCTTGAAGTTCTCTGTATCCAGCATACGCAGGATACGCGCGGCGTCTGCGGTGACTGCCGGGTCGATGCGTAGCTTGTTCTCTATGCAGAGTTGCTTAAAGCGCCGCGACAGTGGTCGCCATGTCGTCAGGTTCAGGACTTCATGGAACGGCCAGTAGACGTGCAGCCCGCGCCCAGAGTTGACGACGAACGGCTCCGGTAGCTTCGTAGTTTGCAGGAACTCACGCAGCGCAACAGCGCCCGCTGCCTGATCTTCGTAGGGCTTGCCAGCGCCGCAGTCTATGTCAGCAAAGAAACAACGAAAGCTCTTGGCGTTCTCAGCCTTGCGGCCATCCGCAGGGTCTATATAGCTTGCCAGCGCAAAGTACGTATCGAATCGTTTGGCGTGTAGCTCGGTGCCGTGGGCCAGAAGATCGGAGATCGTAGTGTGGAAACTTGGGACTACTTTGTCTTGCGATATCCCTACGGCACAGTAGGGGCCATCCGGAGGAAGGACGGCTGTGTAGAAAGAATAATTCACGAGTCCTCACGGTCGGAAATTACGGGAGAAAGGTGGGGCAGCGGCCCGTGTTCCGCTTTGTCGGGGAGAGATCAAGTCCCCCAAGCCCCGGACCGGGACTATACCCGGTCTTTTTGGTGCGCCTCAAGCATTTGTGTGATGCCGTCCACAAATTGCCGTGTTGGCTTGTACTTGCCCGTGAACCACCAGTACACCGTCTGCCGCGTTACACCGAACTGTTTTGCAACATGCATTACAGGGATGTCCCGCTCGACGCACATACGTCCAAGCTGGACCCCTAATAGTTTGGAGTCCGCAGCTAGGATGGCTTTAACAAGGGCGTACGAATAGCCCCGGGCGTCACTCATCGTCCGAACCCCACTCGTCCAGCACCGCGCTCACATCCTTGGTAGGTGCAACGGGCTCCGGCTTCTTGGACGCACGCTTGGTGGGCTGTGCGGGTGCCTCTTCTGCCTCTGCTGCGGGCTTTGCAAACGCAGGGGGCAGCGCAGGTGCAGCCTGTTCCTTCGGGGGAGCCAGCTTGAACTCGATGGCCTGACGCGCATCGTCCGATGCACCTTGGCTACGTGCGACAGCCAACTCCTCGCGGCTCAGGGGGCGCACTGCGCGGAACTTCAGCACCGGCACAGACACCGACGTATCGAACCGAGCTTCAGTAACGATGCCAGACAGCGGAACGCCATGCCCCGACAGGAACCGAGCGTAGGCTTGCATGGGCATCTTGTCGCCCTCGGGCTTGCCAAAGATCGACGTAGCCGGAAGCTGCAAGCGATACACATTGCCGCTCAGGTCATGCTCAAGGATCACCGCAAACCGTTGGTTGAAGCGGCACGCACGCGAGTCCCCTTGGCCCGAGCCAGCTACGTTCTGCGGGCAGGTAGCGCATGACTTGCTCTGCGGGTTCTTGATGGACGGGTCTGGCGTCTTGCCGTCGCCCGATGCGCAGACAGGGCTGGCTGCTTCGCCCTTCACGTACGCACCAACGTAGTACGTCCGAGAGACATCCTTGGCAGCGTTGACGAACACCATGTTCATGGAACGGTCTTCGTTCTTGGCGATCTCGTCGCCGCCCACGATCATGCGGAACACGCCGCCCTCCGTGGAGATGGACTTGCCAGCGTTCCCGCCAGCAAGCCGCTTGGTCATCTCATCAGGCTCCGAGCGCAGGTAGTCGGGGAGCATGGCACCAGATTTGAAAAGAGTAAGTTCTGACATATTGATTGGTATCTAACGGTTAGAAAGTTGCTTAAGAATTGATGTGATGGCGTAGATTACTTCGTAGCTCTCCTTACGGTTATGGAATACTTGGAATCGACATTCAGCCCGTCGGGCAGCAAGCCCGGGTTCTCGTTCAGGAACGTCTTCATGTTGGTCTGTGCAACCCGGCGCTCCAAAAGCTCCACAGCATCGTGCTGCTTGATGAAGCGATACATGGCGTCCCAGTCGTTCGTCCAGTAGCGGGTCTTGACGGTGCGCGTAAACGAACCGTGTGCGGTCTTGCCGCCATCTTGCCCCGTAGCCTTGCAGATCTCCAGAAGTTCGTTCTCGATGAGTTCCATCTTCCCTTCAAGCTCAAGTATCTTGGCGTCATGGTCGGCCACCATCTGCGCTTTGGCGTCGCGCATCTTGATGTAGACCTTTACGAGCTTGTCAGCGTCTGCGATTCTTTCGGTCATTTAGTTCTCCTTGGTTGGTTCAGTCATTATACAGAGTCAATTGTCAACGTCAAGCTATTTCTTGTCTATAGAGGTCTACCAGCCCTTGATGAAGGTCGATCTTCCCGTCCAGCAGGGCGTACATCCGCCGCTCCACCGGGCTCCCTTGCAGTCGCACGACGGTGACCTTGTTGGTCTGCCCCGCACGGTGGGCACGGGCGTTGCCTTGGATGTACAACTCCGCTGACGGCACTGGCCCCCACCACACTACGGTGTCTGCACGGGTGAGGGTAATCCCATGTGCAGCAGCTTGCGGGATAAGCAGGATGACCTTGGGGTCTACCTCCGTTTGGAACTGCTTAATGAAGTCCGCCCGCTGCGCCGCAGGGGTTCCGCCGTGGATAGCACGGAACGACACTCCAGCCTTTGCAAGCTCTTGCTCCAGCATCTCCAGCGTGTGCCTGAACGGCACGAACACGATGACCTTGTGGGCGGTCTGTGCAACCACATCGAGCAGTTCGTTTACTCGGTTGCTGACATCGAACTCAACAACTTCTTTCTCGGTGGTGTACGCGCAGCCCGCGCTGACTTGCAGGAGTTTGTTAAGTAGCCCCGCTGCGTTTACCGCCGTGATTTCGGCACCTGCGGCTTGCGCGACCATCGACTTCTTGATTACGTCATAGTAATGTTGCTGCTGCTTGGTAAGCGGGACTTCGCGGTTGGTGTACAACATATCGGGAAGGTCTAGGCACTCTTCCTTCGTAAAGCGAATCGCGGGTTGCAGTACCTTGAAAACTGTATCCTGCGCAGTACGCTTTGGTGCCCATTTGAACTGCGTAACTTTGTACATCACCATGTCTCGGAATGCTCCGGCAAAGCGCGGCACCGCTGCTGGGTTCACCAGCTTGGCAAGCCCATACGCATCTACGGGTGACTGCGACGCAGGTGTGCCCGTCATGAGCCACAGGCGCGTCGCGGGCGTAACCAGACTGTTGAGTGCCTTCCAACGGTCGGTGCTTGTGGACTTGATGGCAGAGGCTTCGTCCACAATGATGAGGTCGAACTTAGCCGCTGCTAACTCCTCACGAACAACCTTTACGCCGTCGAAGTTGATGATGACAAACTCGTAGCCACCGTTGATGACGCGCAGCCGCTTGTCGCGTGCCCCCGATGCAATCGCCACCGTGCGATGCATAACCGTCTTGAACAAGTCCGAGCGCCACGCAGTGTCCATGATGGACACAGGGCACACCACCAGAACGCGGGTTACTTCGCCTTGGCGCATCAGGTAGTCCGCAGCCCACGCTGCTGCACTGGTCTTGCCCGTCCCTGCTTCGGATAGCACAAGGCACTTAGGATGCGTTGCCAAGAATGCGGCGGTCTCTCGTTGGTGCGAGAACGGGGTGTAGACCCCGGGCCATTTGTACCGCCCGATGATGGGGTGCGGCACATCTTTGATTTGCAAATTGCGGAGCAGCTTCGCTTCGTTGTGCCCCCAGTTGACGATGATTCGTGCTTTGTCGCCGTTGCGGGCGATGACCTTGCTCTTGGGTATCAGGGCAGTGATCTGGTCTGCCTTTCGTGTCACAAACTGCAAAGCCCGGTTGTCTATTATTTCCACGGGTCTCCTTTCACAGACGAAAAAAGCACGGTAAGGTTAGCTACCGTGCAATCAATTACCAATCAGGGAGAAGCCAACTTGCGTTGGCGTCGCCAGTTTACACTACCTAGTCGCTTCGCGCTTGCTAATTTGCGACTTCATGGCACCAGTTTTGGTGCGGGAAAAACTACGGTTGGCGGAGCGCGATGCCGCCCGCAGGTTGCCGAGATCGGACGAACCGCCCTTGGACATAGCCTTCTTGTGGTCTACATCCACATTGTCCGGCAGCGTGCCATGCGCCTTCTCGTACGCCCGTCGAGCCTTGTGCCGCTCTGACTGCGCGGCAAGTTGCTTCGGGGTGCCTTGGTACCGCTCATATTCGAGCTTGTAATTTCTCGCCATACGGCCTCCTACCTGTGATGTTCGCACGTTGTAACGGGGCAAAAGCCGCACAAGCCACTCGGGCGTGCGTTCCATACACCACCGTCCAGCGCAGCCTCGATCATACTCGCGTGCCCTGCCCATTTGGAGAAAATCTCAGGGAGTTGCGCTCGTGTGTACTCGGCTTTCACAATGTCGTTTGCAACAACAAACAGCAACGCACCCTTGACCGAATTGATCTTGGGGTAGTGCGCCATCACCATTGCCGCCATAAGCTCCAACTGCTCCGTGTCCGCATAGCGGCTCGACTTACCTGTCTTGTAGTCCCCAATGCGGGCGATGCCCTTCTCGTGGTTGAGGGCTAGGTAGTCAGGGACGCCCCGGAACCATACGTCCTTTGCAAAGAACTCGCAGGGTGAGAAGTCGCGCCTGATGCCGAGCTTGAGTTCGCATTTGAGTTCCCCCGCGACCCGGGCGAGAGGCTCCACAAAGCGCTCGTAGTGCTTAAGATTTTCTGGAAGGGGTGTTCCGTTTTGGATGTAGAGTTCAAAGGCTTTATGCACACGCTCCCCGTAGAGCGTGGCTTCCGTGGGTGATGATTTGAAGTTCTTGAGAATGCGAACTTCGTGGTACCTGCGCTGGCATCCAAGGTAGTCTTTGATAGAGCTATAGGAATGTGCAAGCGCCATAGGTTTTTTCTGCGTTGAGTGGGCGCTAATTGTAGCGGTTAGCACTCCCCATAGGAATAGCCGACGCCCGACTCGCAAGCCAGCGGCAAGCCTGCCGCCCATTTGGGGTTCCATGACATGCACTCCTCTACGTATGCTCTTGCTTCTTTAGCATCTGACTCCTTGGCAATGATGGCAACCGCGTCATGCACGGTCAGCACCACCTTGTACCGCTTGGCGATACGCAGCATCTGCTCCGCAACAACGCAGCGGGCGACGGCCTGAGTGAAGTTCTCCACGCAGTTATGAACTAGAAATGGTCCCTCAGAACCTCGGACCACGAAGCGCGTTCTGGGTCCTGCATTGAGGAGGTCATAGACAGGTTCCGGTGCCATCGGTATAGAAGAGTGGATCGCGGCACCCCCGTTATGGACTGCGCTTTCGCCATGTCTATCGGTAGCGCTCCGCGCCGATTCCCCGCTTGTATTTTGTACGACACCCAACGGCAGTTCTCCGGTGTGTAGTCCCCTGAGTTGTCTGTTCGATCCAACGTCAACCCCGGCTGATACGAAGGCCCCATGTCTGCCCAAAATGCCTCGAACGATTGCTCCCACCGCGTACACACCCTTATCCCACGCCCGCCGTAGTTGTGCCACGCCTGATGCGAAGGTAGCCGACATCGATCCCTCATAGACCTCCACACCCAATATGCTGGATGGCCCGAAAGTCCGTGCGATTTCGACTTCTGCCCGACGGCACATCCGCAAGACGGGTTCCCGCCCCGCTTGGCGTACTTCACCACATCTATCGCGGTGCGCGTTACCAATGTCCCGCACTGGCACTGGAACTCCCAAACTGAACGTCTCTCGGCTCCCGCATACCTCACTGCCGTCAGGCATCCAAAAGTCTGCCCCGTGTAGTCCCTCGCACGATGATGCACTTTGCCACCCTTCTGTTGTAAGTACGTTGTGATCTGGCGTCATGCGGACACCGTTAAGTACGATGGTAATCTTTTCACCTTGATATGTCAACCCGCTATGGTTGACCCACTCAACACCGTCCCACACTCGGTCCTGTACCGTAACGGAGGCTATCTGAATCCACCCGCGCTCAGTGAGCACTTCAGTATCGGCCGCTAGGCACTTGCCGCCGTATATGTAGACCGGCAAGCATTTCGATATGTAGCGCCACTGGTTCTTCTCTTCGCCCTCGGCGTTCTTCATGAGTACGCGCTTGAGGTCAGGGTATCGGATGAACAACCCGCTTGGTAGCGTCAGCCCTTCGTCAGGTACGACGTTGACGACGCCCGGTACATCGACCCGCATTGCATTGCCCATTGCCAGCGCCCGCAGCGCAGCCTCGCCCTGCCTCCACAACTCTGGAATCTTCGGGTACGTGGCGCGGTACTTATCGACGATGCGCTTGGCCTCCTCCTCGGACACATCCACCTTGGCTTGCATCTTCAGGAACGCCCGCAGCTTCTTGTGCCCGACACCGTAGCCCGCACCAAGAATGACGGTCTTGCCCACCTGCCGCTGCCCCGGGTCGATCTGATCCACAGGCACGTCGTAGATGGAGCTTGCCATGATCTTGTACACATCCTGCTTGTCTGCAAACGCTTGTACCAAGTCATGCTGCCCAGCCAGCCACGCCAGCGTGCGGGCTTCGATCTGCGAAGAGTCGCAGTCAATCACAACATGCCCGGGCGGTGCCATGATTGCCCTCTTGATGCGCCCTGCGCTGGGTCCACGCGCTGGCAAGTTCTGGAGGTTCACGGAGTCCTGCCCGCTCCACCTACCTGAGTGTGCGCCGTAGTACCGCAATGGCACAGGGAACGCCCCGCGCTCGGCCATGCCGATGAACCGTTGCGTGCGTGTCTCTTCCAGCGTTGTCTTGTTCCCTAACCGTGCAGCAACAAGTCCCTGCACATCCGGGTCGGAATGCTCCTCCAACGCCTTGAAATCCTCATCCGTCTTTGCAAACGCATAAGTCATCTTGCCTGTAGTGGGGCTGCGCTTCATGGGCGGCTCGACGTTGAACCGACGCAGCAAGTCCGCGAACTTGTCATTGGACATCAGCAGCTTCTTGATACCGTCAATGCCCTCGGTGTACACCGCATGTACGTAATCCGGGTCACCGCCCGCCAGCATCATGTCGCGTACCCTGTCCAGCAGTGCTTCCTTGCGGTCTACAACATCTTTCAGATGCGTTTGCAGCGCCGCCTTGTCCAGCACCAGCACGGGCTCCACGAACATCCGCAGCGTAAGGTCGATAAGCTCCAGTTCCTGCCGGGGGAAGCCCATTCCCATGTACTTACAGAACAGAGAGTAGGTTAGCTCCGTGTCGTTCTTGCAGTACTCCCCGTAGCGCTCCAAGGCTTCCGTGCCAAAGTCCGCGTAGCGAAGGCCCAGTGCATGGATTACCTCGTCTCCCTTGGCACCGATGTCGGCCCGCGCGGCTTGCGCTGCAAGGCTATGTGACTGCGCGTGCGGGAACAACGCACGGGACATACCCAGCGTATCCAGCCACGCCTTCGGCTGCACTCCGTAGTGCCAGTGCAGAATGGCCGCATCAAACGCCGTGTTCTGGCACACAACAAACTTGCTCGACCAGTCTATGCTCTTCAGCACTTCGGCTACTTGCGGCTTTGGATACCACTGCGCCGGGGCATCGTCGATCTTGAGGCTGAGTCCAATCACCTCGAACTCCGGGCTACGAACGTACTCCTCGGTAGTGATCTTGCTAAGACTGAACTCCCTGCTGTAGTAAGTCTCGATGTCGATTGTCACGATCTGGGGCATTGGTTCTCCAAGGTTGGTTTGTTTTGAGCGCGTACCGCTTACGGTCGCGCTCTCGTTTTGCAGCTAATTGCTGTTCTTCTTTAGCAGCGGCAACGGCTCCACCTTGGAGCGCGTTGCGTACATCTTTGATGGTCATGGCCGCTTCTTGAGCGTCTCGATTGTATGGGGCAGCGCCGCCACCCCATCCTCGTTTACCACTATCGCCACGCCACCTGCCTTGGTAATTGCGGCGATCTCTCTGTCTTGCAGCACAGTCGTCTTACCCGCACCCGCCTTGCATTCGATAGCCAAGTAGCGCCCATCCACGCAGCAGATGATGTCGGGGATGCCGACCCGCCCGTAGCCATTGGCGGCGGGGGAAAAATGGTACACCCCATGTGCGTCAAGGATCTTCTTTACCGCAGTCTTAACCTTTGCTTCAGGGGTCACTTCCAGTCATCCTCCGCGTTTTTGGCACGCTGCCGCAGCATCTTCATGGCGTCTTTGAGGTCGAGCCTGAGTTGCTCGATTGCTGCCTCCTGAGCTTGCAGCTTCAGGTACGCATCCTGTGCGAACCGCACAAGTGTTTCAAGATTCCACGCGCCAAAGTTGGGGATGTCAGGTTTATCCCGCTGCCCTTGAGTCATCACGCATCTCCTTTCAGTTCGAGTTCGATTAACTTCTCCAGATAGTGCCTCGCCTTGCGTAGGTCTTCGACGCCGCCCTTGTCGCGCCACCTCGAAACGTACTTAACGATGTTGCCCTCGAAGTACCCTAGCTTGTTAGCTGCGATGTAGTCCCACGGCTGAATCGCTTGCCCTTTATAGTGGATGCCGCCGACTTGCGTGCTGTTTGCTGTCATGACTTCTCCGTTGTTTGTCAGGCACAACGATCTCCTGCGTTGTAAACCTGTGCTTGTTGCCGCACTCATACCTGCGCCGCTTGCCCTTGGGGTTCGTGCGCGTCTCCATGACTTCCGTCCACGCCCCGCATTCGGGGCATCTCACTTGTTGTCCCTAGCGGGGTTATACACCGGGCGCGTCCACAAGTTGTTTTCCGGCGGCAGCGCCTCATGGGGGTGCCGCACACGCGGTACGTAGTCTCCCCACTTCGTGATGCGTCGCGCCCTTGCACTGAGTACGTGCGGCTTTTCCTGTGTGGGTTTGCTTGGTGGTTTCATGTATCACTCCTTGCTCGGATAGCTTTGGCGCACCGCCTTGCCTCTGCATCTTCGCGGTTACCGTGGCCTAAGTCTCGGGCTTCACAGACCTTTGCACACGCCTCGCGCTCATTCTGGGCAACAAGAGCGGCAAAGGCAAGCAAGTTGTCGGAGGCGCACAGAAGATCAAGCCCGTTGTACCTCGCCAAGCTCGTAATTTCGTCGCGGGTCATGCTGCAACCTCATAATCTTTAAACACGGCACCCAAGGACGCATCACCCACTTTGCACGGGCGTACCCAGACGTTCTTACCGCTTCGCAGCCGCCTCAGATGTCCACGCCTGTCATGCAGCCGAGGTGATGCATGGGTTCCTCCTTGTGGCTCCGCCTTTGACTGCGCCGGTTTGATGACGACAGTACGCCAGTCATAAGTCGGAGCTTTTCCGGCTGCGATCTTTCGTCGGTTTGTCCAGGTAGGCTGTAGTCTAGGACTATGCATTTCGCACCCGGCAGACATGGCTGCGTACCACTTTGACAGCAAGCCAAGGATCGTCCTTGCTACATCCTCGTCCATCTGATCGTTCTCATTTGCAGGCCCGTACTTGATAACGTCTCCATCAATGGCGTAGACAAGCATTGGGAAATCCTTTGGCATTTGTCCATACGGCCCCTTCCACATCGTGACCACAATGCCCTCATGCGGATCTTGTCCAGCAACAATCATCATGAGGTCATAAACAACATGATTTCTGGACGGCCCACGGTAAACGACAAAATTCCTCTCGAACGGCGGGCGACACTCCATCAAAAAGTCTCTTTCGCCAGGCCCATCATCCAACGCGGATATGTCAAACCATTGCAGTTCGCTCGGGTCAAGACCGCCATCAATGACTAAGCCCATGGCATCTCTAATTGCTTGAGTTGTCATATCAAACCCGGTTCAATCACTGTCCAACCGGCCTCGCGCAGCGCCTTGTTCTCAACAGCAATCCTGCTCCCATCTTGCCGCAATGCATCGATCTCGTCGGCTAGCGGAGCGCATTCAGCAGCGGCGACAAGGGCAGCGAAGTAATGCTGCTGCGTCGTAAAACCAAGGCGCATGCCTTCAGCATCATCTTGGCTTTGCAGCCACATCTTGTTTATGTCGTCGCGGGTCATGCTTGCCCTCCTTGCTTGATGCGCTCCATGTGCGCGAAATACTCACGCGGAAGGGCGTTGTGTTTGTAGAGGTCGCGCAACAGCGGCATGGACAAATCCGGAATGGATTCCAGCATGACCTCCGCATATCGACCAAACTCTGGTGACTCGGCGGCGGCTTTGGCGAGGATGGTTTCAAGCCTCATGTCTGCCGCCCTCCTTGCTTGATGCCGACAGGCTCACCCATGAACGTCGGACTTTCGCGTTCGTGGATGGCGTTCATGGCGCTGCGGTACTCGCCAATCGTCTTCATCGCCCCGTCCCATCATTCAACTCCGAAATGTTCTTTGATAAATTCTGCCGATGACACGGAGCCATTGTTGTAATTGTCAGCACCGTCAAATTGGTTCTTCATACAAATATCAATACATTCCCGGACAATCAACTCGGCGAACTTTTCCAATTTAGTAGGAACATTGTTGGGATTATGCACTAACAATCCAGCTTCATTGGCGAGTTCTTTAATTCGTTCGTTCATTATTTGGTTCCATAATACTTTTCAACTAACGTAGGTGCTTTTTTACCAATTGCACGAATAGCAGCAGCACATCTACGAGCTTCTGCATCTTCACGGTTAAAGTAACCCTGGTCTCGAGCTTCACATAGTCGAGCACACGCCTCGCGTTCAGCAGCGGCGACAAGTGCGGCGAAGTTGATGAAAAACGACTCCCACAGTTCAGGCAGCGGGTTGTCTTTGAACGCGCCAGCCTCCCGCGCTAACTGAATAATTTCTTCATGAGTCATTGTTGATCTCCTTCAATACGTAGGGCGCGGAGGTCAGTGGCAAACACAGCCCGTGCGTTCCACGCACTGAGGTCGTCATGCACCACGGTGTTTTCGATCTGAGTTGCAGCATGCTCCAGTGCCTCCCTCATGGCCTCACGCTGCAAATCTTTGATCTCCGCAAGCGACAGCAATTGGCATTCCTCGTCCTTGTACGGCCAGATCAACTTCGGCAGGGGGATCATGCTTGCCCTCCTTGCTTGATGCCGTATTCCTCCCCATCACCCGCCTCTGCCTGCCGAGGGCGGCGGAACGGGCCGCAGAGGGCATACACGGCGTTCTGAACCAGCGCGTCGGGATCAAAGTCCGGCGCTTGCCCGCGATTCGTTGCGCCGCGCACCGCGTACCTGATTGCAGCGACGACCGTTTCCCGATCCGCCTGCGTCAAGATCGGATTCGGCAACTCAATTGGTTCGTCCTCGCCATCGCGGTACTCCCAAGGGGCATACAGCCAATGTTTTTGAGGGAGCGGGTACGAGATGACGCCAAAGGCGCTGCCATCGGGAAGAAGTGTGATTTCATTGCTCATAACGCACCCCCAGTCGCCTTGGCGATGGCGGCGCGGGATTGCTCTTTTGCCAACAACCAGTCCACCACCTCGGGGTCAAACAGCTTGTGCGCTTCGGTCAACTCGATCCAGCGACCGGAACTGTCCTCAACCCGGCAGACGCCGCCATCATTCAGCAAGAACGAGTAGCGCGGCAGGGCACACATGGCTTTGCGCAGGGCTTCCACGGCTGCGTCGTACTCTCGTTTCTCGGTCATGACGCCAACCTTTCTCCTGTTTCGTAAGACTCACGCCCGTCCATTGAGTGATGCACCCAGACATCGGGAAAATCATCGTCTTCGATTGGTTTGCACCAACAGTCCACGCTGGCAATGTGCTCACGCAGGTCATTGAGCGGCACGACGTGTACGGCTTCGGTCATGCTTGCCCCTCCGCTTTCTTGATGGCGGCGCGGCCCAGGTCGATCTCGTCGAGTGCCCGGTTGAATTCGTCGGACTCCGAAAAGCCTGTGCCATCTATGCGATCAGTTAGCGCATCAAGCGCATGGACGGCGTCGCGCACTCTTTCCAGTAGCATCTGATTCACAGCATGCAGGCGGCGCAGTTCGGCGGCGGCGTACAGCGGCTCACACTCGGAACAATCGCTACCCGTTGGGGCATCGTAGTATTCGTACCCGTCCTCATGCAGGTGGCGGTAAGCCACTGCCTTCTGTTCTGTTGTCATAACGGACTCTCCTCGTAGTTGTCCGGGTTAAACGGGATAGGCCGCGCCGGGACAGGCGGCGGCAGTTTGGTGGGGAAGGGCCACGTACGCATCACTTCTCCAGCTTCGCAAGAAAAGATTTCAGCCGCTTGCAGCGAGACTCGTTGTAGTCGATGAGCGACTGTGCGTATTCCTTATGCGTCATGGCAGTCAGCAGTTCCAGTTCCGCATCGGCAAGTTCTTTGGACGCAACCTCGGCGGGGGTGAGTCGGCGCATGACGCGCTTGAGTGCGTTTAGTAAAGTCATTTGTATTCTCCGTAGTTGGTAAGGGTGCTGGGTTGTGCGTTCCCTGCCCAGCGCAGGGTAGGGGAGCGCAGTGTGGGGGTACTAGCTAGGGGGCCGCACACTGCCATCGCTGTCCATCGTAGACGCACCCATCAGGAGCGACGATGCAAGAACCCCCCTCACTTGTTCGGGTCAAACACCTCGCGCAGTTGCAAGTACAGGCGACGGGCTTCCGCCAGTGGCAGGGCGTCGATGTCGATCTTGGCGGGTGCGGATGCAGCCACGGGTGCTACAACCTCCACGGGTTCCGTCGGGGCCACGGTGGCTACGGGTTTCTCTTTAGACATAGCGCGTTTATCCTCGCAAAAGTAAATGAAGCGAGAGACGCGACGGGCGTCGGACTCTCGGTAGTAGTGTGCGCGTTCACGGCGCACAAGTTTATACCGCGTCAACCGCAGCATCGTAGTCGCAATGCCATTGGGCGTGCCGCCAAGCGTAGCGGCAATATCCTCCGAGTCAACGCCGGGGTTCTTGCGGACTTCTGCCAAAATCTCTTTGTACGAAACCATGTCTATCACTCCTCACTAACGACGACGATGAACGTCTGGTCGCTAACCTTGATACCGATGTTACGCACCGGCACGTTTCGCTCCACCATCTTCAGGATGTTCATGTTGCGGAACTGTTCGGGCAGTTCATCCGCTGGGTACTTGGTAACCGCATCCTTGTACTTGACGTACCAACCCTGCGGGGTCACCGCAACAACGGCTACGTCTCCACCTGCCACCCGACGGAAGTGCTGGATGGTGTCGCGCTTCTCGACCGCTTCGTCGCGCGTTTCGAGCGTCTTGGCAGTATCACGCTTGGCAGCAACGCCGAACGTAGCCTCGTACTGGATGAACTGCGCCTTGAACTGGGGCGACATGGCAAACGCAACAGCCGCCTCGGACAGTGCAGCGTCCGCACTATCGACTGCCTTGTCTGCGTAGTACATCGGAGTGTGCAGCGCACCAGAAACATCACCGGCAACTTCGTCGTACGCTTCCTCGTCAGTGCGTGGGTACACCGCCTCACGAATCTTGCGCAGGATAGGCGCAGCCTCTGCGTTGGAGAAGACGGTATCCCCGGAGCGTCTACGCCCCAGTCGATGCGCGTTGAGGTGCGGGATGTACGTCGATGCCCGACTCGACCACTGTACCTCGACAGAGGCCAACCTTTCTTCGCCGTGGTAGATGAAGATCCGCGTGTCCAGGGTCTTGAACGTCCAGTCACGATGCTCCAGCGCAGCGTTGAAGAGAATCTTCCGCAGCGTATCGTGGTTGATGACGGTGTCGGCGGCATTTACCTTCACGTTTGGCAGTCCCGCACACATGGCCCACGTTACGTTGTGGATCAGGTTGTGTCGGGTGCGGGTCTTCTTAGATTCGCTCATTTAATTTCTCCTGAAAGGTTTTCTAACGGTTAGATACGGTTGTACAAAACGTCGCGTAGATCAGGTGCCCTCCAGCCCTCGGGCTTAAGGATCTTGCCGTCGTCGCGCTTACGCACAGCCCCGGTCTTGGCGTCGATCTTGGCGAAGTTGGAGCGCATGACTTCCTGCCAGCCATCCAGCATGGGGAAGCCGCGCGATAGACCGTATCCGATGCACACGACAATGATGTCGATGATGGCGTCGAACTGCTCCACTTCGTCGTTGTCGTGTATTGCTTTCTCAAGCTCTTGACTCTCCTCCAGTATCAAGTTCAGGTACAGACGGGCTTGCTCTTCGTTATCCACCGTAGTGGACTGCCCACAGGCCCTCATGAATGCCGCTTGGTCGTGGAAGACTGACTGCGGCTGCTGCCGCATATCGAGTCGCTCGGCAAGGGCGTGGACGATGCCGCTGTGCCCATCCGCTTCGCGGATGAGTTCACTGTCGCTCATGTTTTCATAGTTCATTGGGTGTCGCCTACAAAGTCAACAAAGGAATGAAGTGCGGTGCCACCGGAGTCGGTGCGAAACCACACAATGATGTCGGGGGGTGGGGTAGATACTTGTTTTGCATGGGCTCCAATACGGGATATGTTGATGATGTTGACCAGCCACTCTGGTCTAGTCTCCAGTAGTCCTTCGCTAGAGGTTTCGTGGCCGTTGTTCCATGTACGCAGCTTGTACTCACCTGCGTACTCTTCGTAGCGGTGTTCCGCTAAGTCTTTGTGGTGTTTAGTCACTTTGCTAAAGATCATGTTCATTTGGCGGAGCGAGTCCGCCAGTACTTCGCTTCGTTTCATTCGGAGATCGCCCAGTCAAAGCTATCCAAGATGGCATCGACCTTACGCTTGGTCTCCAAGCGCGTGCTGTCCTCCTCCCGCAGTTCTTTGGGAGTGACGCCCGTCAGGGCATCGACCAGCTTGCAACGGGCACGCTCAAGGTCAGGGTCGTTCGTCACGTTCATGACGGTCAGCAAGTCGCACAGTTCCTCGGCGTTGGTTACCAACGTGTCATGGAACACGCGCTTCTTGCCATCCTCATCCACGGTCAAGACGGTCGCTCATCTTGGTGAGTGCGGTATGCAAACGATTCCAAGAGTCTTGGTTGGCTTGCGCCAACTGCGCCTTGGCCCGCGCCTCGTACTGCTCCACAAGTTCACGCTGCACACTGGACTCGATGTCGAGCCTGAAGTCGCCCGCCGTGGGCAGCGGCGTGAACGACGTGTCGAACGAAAACTTACGCGCCACCTGATCGCGTGTCGGGTACTCCTCACGGTCAAACAGCGTACCGAGTTGGAACGCGGCAGCAGCAACCAGTGTGTCGTACTTATCCAAGAACTTGTCCACCAGCGCTTTGAACTCCTGATCGTTCTTGGTCATCACGCCCTGATAGTCGAACAGCGCTTTGGTAGGCAGCAGCCGCTGCCCGTTGTCTGACCAAGGCAGTGTGAGCCTGTAGTGTTCGTTGCGAACCTTGGCTTGGAACTTGATGATGGCGTCCAACTCTTTGCATTCGGCAAAGAGACTCTTATAAACGCTGGCGGCTTTGGCCGACCCGCTGCCCTTGGCGGCGACAACCTCCCCCTGCGTCTTCTTATCTTGCTTACGCCCGGAGTACACGCTGATGGCGAGGTCTACAAGCATGGCCGAACGGGCAATGCCCGCAACTGTCTGAATACTCATTTTGATTCTCCTGATCTAACGGTTAGAAAGTTAATAGTGCGCTGCGAAACTTACAGATGGCTTACTCGGCTTGCGACGCGGTGAAAAACTTGAGCGCGTCATAGTCGTCGTCGGGCATAACCCGCACCACCAAGTTAGAGCGCAAGTCGTACGGCTGCAACAGATTCATAAAGTCGCTACCGTTGGTGCCCTTGCCCGTGCCCATGTACTTGGCCTGCACCATCTCGCAGCCGCGCAGTACGCTTGCCAGCGTCTCCAACTGCTCCGCGCTAAGGATGACCGAGCAGCCATCCACGTTTATCGTCAACTTCATCTCACACCTCCAAATGAATCGTCGTACCGTAGGGAGCGACCATGTCGCTCGTAACTGCCCACAGCGTGGGCCACTCGCTGACCCCCCAAGAGCCTACGTACCCGTCCGTGAACTGCACGATGGCTTGCGGGTTGATGCGCTTCTCGCGCAGGTAGTCGAACAGAACAGACCCGTCGGTGCCGCCACCGCCACGGGGCTTGAGAGACTGCACAGCAAACTGACCGTCCTCGAACACCTGATGACCACGGATGCTGGTGTCCCAATACACAACGTGGAGCTTTCCGGGCTTGATGTCCTCCATGATGTTTGTAATCTCGGATACAAACGCGGTCATCTCCGTAGTGTTGAAGCACGAACCGGACGTGTCGAAGCCGATCACCAACTCCGCAAGCGTGGTGCCAAGCATGGACGGCATATACACATCGTCAGTAATGAACCTACGGTTGGGCTTGCGCCATGAGGACTCGTCGCGCCCTGCACAGGTCTCGGTGATGAAGTCACGCAGCACCTTGCGCCAGTCGATCTTGGAGTTCAGCAGATCGCCGAACGTACCGTCTGCGCCACCGGAACCCTTACCCTGCATCTTGCGACGCATGAGTTCACCCTGACGCATGGCACGGTCGATTTCCTTGGCACGATCCTCCGCCGTCTTCTCGTCTGCTTCCTTAGCACCTTCCCAGTCGTGGGAGTCAATCCCATCGTTCCCCGGCTCATCGCCGGGGCCTTTGCCGGGGCCTTTGCCCTTCTTCTCTTTCTTGAGGTCGTCGAATATCTGGCGCACTGACCAGTTGCGGTACTTCTGATCGGGCTGCACACCTTCCTTGGGCATACGCACAAACCCGAAACCTGCGTCCATGATGATCAGAGACAGGTTCACGAAGTGGTCTGCCGCGAGATTGGCAAGTCGTGCGTCCTCATTCCAGAGTTCCCGCCATACATACAGGTGCCGATACGCTTTGTGCGTCGCCTCGTGCAGCACCAACAAGTTCAACTCGGCATCTGTGAGCTTGTCCACGAACTCCGGGTTGTACGTTACGTCCCACCCGTTGGTACAGGCGGTTGGGATGCTGGTGCTTATGACCACCTTGCCACACGCCAGCAAGCCAGCGTAGGCACAGAACTGTTTGTGGCGCATGATTGCGACATGCGACTTACGAATTCGATCCAATGCGTTCATGATTACTCCTTAGAAAAAACAATACTTGCAGATAGCAGCAACCAAGCTGCGTGGTTGTCCGTATCAGATGCGGCAACCAGTCGCAGTGCGTCGGGCTCCAATGTCAGGTACACGGCGCTGTCGTCCCATGCGATAAGCGCAGCTACTGCGTCCAGTGCTGCGCCCAGTGCTGCGTCCCATGCTTCGTCCCGTGCTGCGCCCAGTGCTGCGCCCAGTGCTGCGCCCAGTGCTGCGCCCCGTGCTGCGTCCAGTGCTGCGCCCAGTGCTGCGTCCCATGCTTCGTCCCGTGCTGCGCCCCGTGCTGCGC